AACAAATGTGCGGAAGAAGGTGATTATGTTGCGTTCATTTTACCAATTTCATGTTACAACAATGATATTAAGTTATATAAATTTGATTTGATTTATAGTGAGGATTTAGGATTGGCTCATTATACAGATAGAGATTTACATTGTTGTTTTAACATTTATCAACGACCAAAATCAGGTAAGTTAAATAGTAAACCCAACTATGAATTAAATGAAATAACTATCATTGAACATCGTAGAAAGAATGGTGATTATATGACAGGTAAAAACAAAGATATTTCACCTGATTTTTGTTATTCTATGTGTAATTGGGGAAATGGTTGTTTAGGAAAAAGACCATCCCATATAGGTGAGTTTGCACAGGAAGTTTATTTCTATTGTACTGATGAAAGAATTAAATCAGAGATGTTGAAATTACTTGATTTTGATGTAATAAGAAACTATGCTAATTCAATTTCAAGTAAGAAAATATCAGTCATGAAGTTATACAAATATCTTTATGAAAATATCAAAGGTCTAACATTAAAAAACCATAAAGATGAACAAAGTCTGTGGTAAATTTCAACCAATCATAAAGTGGTCTGGTAGTAAACGAAGTCAAGCCAAGGAAATTATACAATATTTTCCTCAACAAATTGATACTTATTATGAACCATTTTGTGGTGGTTGTTCAATGATGAGAATGTTGTTAGACAGTGATATATCAGTAAAAAAGATTGTCTGTTCTGACTTAAATGGTGACTTGATTTCACTATGGAACAAAATAAAAAATTGTCCGGATGAAATAATGTCTCAATATAAAAAGATGTGGACTGAACTAAATTCCACTTCTGATGTTGATATAAAAAGAAAATATTTTGAACAGAAACGTGATGAATATAATAAAACTCACAATCCATTTATTTTCTTTTTTATTATGAGGACAACTACTAATGGTATGCCCAGATATAATAAAAATGGTGAATTTAATAACTCTTTTCATTTAACAAGAAACGGCATAACACCTGATAATCTCCAACCAATTTTACAAGAATGGTCTGAGAAGTTAAATAAAGTTGATATTGAGTTCAGACATTGTTCATATGAAGATATATTTTCACAGGCTAAGATAAATGATTTCCTATATCTGGATCCTCCTTATTTTAACACAAAGGGAATGTATTTTGGTGGATTGGACTTTGACAAATTTTTTTCTGAACTAAGTAAATTAAAACAAAATAACATAAAGTTCATTATGTCTTTTGATGGAAAATCAGGTAACGTGGATAATACTTGTAATGTTCCAACTGAATGTTATAATCATCACTTATATATCAAATCTGGTAATTCATCTTTCAAAAGGACAATAGGTAAGGATTCAAATGCAATGGTTTATGAATCCCTCTATTTAAGTTATGATGAAGAAACAAATTTATGGTAGAGTTAAATAAAATATATAATGAAGATTGTATCATTGGAATGTCAAAAATACCTGATAAGTCCATTGATATGATTTGTTGTGATTTACCTTATGGTGTCTTAAATAAAGGAAATAAATCCGCCAAGTGGGATTCAGTTATACCTTTTGACCAATTATGGGAACAATATGAAAGGATAATTAAAGATAAGGGTGTCATTGTGTTATTTGGTCAGGGGATGTTCTCAGCCAATTTAATGACATCTAACCCATCATTGTGGAGATATAATTTAATCTGGGAAAAGGATAGACCTACGGGGTTCTTAAATGCTAAACGGATGCCTATGAGAAGTCATGAGGACATTATGGTATTCTATAAAAAACTTGGTACATATAATCCTCAAATGGAATATGCCCCTGATAGAAAGAATCATCCAATAGGTAATGGTGAACACACAGATAAAAATCAATGTTATGGTAATTTTGACAGAGTAATTAATCCTATAATAAGTGAATATAAGTTCCCTCGTTCAGTTGTCAAAATCAAAAAAGAACACCTATGTAATGGAGAAGAACACCCTACACAAAAACCTGTTGAATTAATTGAATGGTTGGTTAAGACCTATACAAATGAAAATGAAGTAGTCTTAGATAACTGTATGGGAAGTGGAACAACTGCGGTAGCTTGTATTAACACAAATAGACAATTTATAGGATTTGAAATAACAGAAGAATACTTTAACTTGGCTAACAAAAGAATAGAGGTTCTTCTACATGATAAAGGAAATCAATTATGGTAGAGTTGAATAAAATATATAATGAGGACTGTTTGGAATTTATGAAAACTCTACCTGATAATTTTGTAGATTGTATTATTACCAGTCCACCATATATGTTTGAAAAGGAGTATGATAGTTTTGATGACACATTTAATCCAGTCCAATATGAAGAATGGTTGACTAAAGTATTTGAAGAATGTGCCCGGATTTTGAAAGATGATGGTCGAATTTTTGTGAATGTTCAACCAATATTTACAGTGAATTATCCAACACATCATATAGTATCTAACATTTTAACTAAGTGTGGTCTTACTTGGGGGAGTGAAATAATATGGGAAAAAAATAATTATAATTGTCCTGTTACTGCTTGGGGTAGTTGGTGTAGTCCGTCAAAACCATATCTAAAAAGTACATGGGAATATATCGAGTATTTCTTCAAAAATAATCCTAAACATATTGGTGATAAAGAAAACATAAGTATAGTTCCTGATGAGTTTAAGAAATGGACAACCGCTAAGTGGAATATATCACCTGAAAGAAGGATGAAAGAGTTTGGTCATCCTGCTATGTTTCCTGAAGAATTAGTTGAAAGAATATTAAAACTATTCACATTCAAAAATGATGTCGTTTATGATCCATTTTCAGGAGTAGGAACAACTTGTACTGTTTGTGAACGATTAGACAGAAAATACATAGGAACTGAAATAAGTAAAAACTACTATGACATTTCAGTCGAACGAGTTAAGAAAGAGTTTTACCTCAAAGAAACTAACAACCTGTGGTAAAACAACATAAATAAACTATAAACTAAATAATCAACTTTATAAAATGATTAAATCTTTTGAAGATTTCCAATTAGGTCAAGATAAAGATATGAAATTTGAAGATAATCGAATATCTACCATTGATTTTATCCAAATGTTAATGGATGCTGAACATGAAATGGGTTATGATGAGTTGTGTGTTGATGATGAACTTGAAGAAGGTTTTTCACATGGTTCAAAATCTGGTGATAGAACATTTAAGTTCGTGCCCGGTAAAAATGATACAGATTCAACATCAACCAGAATTTTTAATCCAGAAACCAAAAAGTTAGATTTTGTTGAAGTACCATTAAAGAAAAGTGGAGTCACATCATACAATCTTTATAGACTGTCTGACATGAGAGCTTCCAAGGCCCTAAAACACCCCACCAAATATTCTGAACTTGAAAATCGTAATATTGATTTTGATAGTATTGACAAATTTATGAAACGTACATCATTATATATTCGTCAACTATTGAAGAAAAATCCTATTGACATTATTACATATCCTCAAAGTTCATCAGCATTTAATAAAGAAATGGTTGGATATATATTAAGAGGTTATAAAGATTCACCGGGTATTAAATGTATCCCTGACCTAATGACGAAAAACATTCGTAAGGTATATATCAATTATGAACAAGCTCATGAAGTTGGATTGACTGATAAGGACATTTACCAACTACAACAAGATATTGAACATTGGAAAAAAGATGCTGATTTGTACGAACTACGATTGAAGATTGATGACTTGAAAGATGAAATTCTATACACAAAGGCTAATCGAAAACAAGGAAGACCTACAAGAGAGTTCAAACAAAAAGAGGAACTATTAGCAAATCTTCAAGACCAAGCTAAGATTTTGAGAAAAGGTCGTAGAGGTAAAGATAAAACAATAGGTTCTGATGGTCGTGCTAAGAATTTTGAAATAAAGTCATTGGAAGATAGTAAAAGACGTTCTATTGAGGGTTTGTTTGAAATAAATCCTAACTTAAATGGTATCCAACAAAAACTCAAAGGTAAGAATGTTGTAATTTTTGATGATAATATTTCTTCAGGAGCTACCCTTGATGACATTTGCTTGGAACTTCAAAAATATGGAGTAAAATCAATTCTTCCTATTACATTAGCGGTTATTCCCAAAACTGTTTATGGTCATCACGAATCACTTAAAGATGAACTGAAACCAAAAAAAGTAAATAAGAAAGAAGAACTAAAAAATCCAGAACCGGAAAAGGTAGAAGTTACAACTGTTGAAAAAACTATAGATAAAATAGACAAGGAAACAACTGACTTAACCGATGATGATTCTTTGAAAATTCTATGGCTCGATGATGAAAGAAACCCAGAAGTATATTTGAGTAAAGAAAGTAAAAGTGGAGCATATCAACGAAACAAAAAATTCTATGATGACCTCCATACTAAATATAAAAATATAAAATTCAAATGGGTTAAAAATTTAGATGAGTTCAGAGATTATATTGAAACTAATGGACTACCTGAATTTATTTCATTTGATAGAGATTTGAAGAAAGGTAATGGAATTGAAAAAGGTAATGACTACCCAGATGGTGAAGACTGTGCTAAGTGGTTGGTTAAATATTGTAAAGAAAATGATTTACCTATCCCTAAGTATTTTGTTCACTCAGCAAATAAAAATGGACAGAAGAATATTCCAGAAATTTTAGATAATAATGTGAGTGAATCATTTCGAGTGATGACATTTTCAGAATATATAAAGAAATAAATTAAAAAGGAGAGGAACTTAAAAATCCTCTCCTTTATTTTTATTGTATCTCAACAAAATCTAATAACATATATTCATGAGATGTACCCTGATTAATATTTTCCTTGTTAAATGTTTTTGCATATAAGTAAGGATACCAGTCATCCCATATCTTCCACGTCATTGAAGATGTTCCTTGCCACATATCTGGAAATACAGTTGGTTGATATAATCTCTCCCAACTCCACTTAGCGGTAAATTCAAAAAATACAATCTTATCATATTTCTTGATATATTCTTCAACAGTTTCTGTAAATTTATTTTTGATTTCAGTTTCGTTTTTAGGTGCCTTGTTGTATTCTAAAATCAATCTAACCATACAATCACCTTGTTCATTTAACCAACTGATAACCTCATCTACATCACCGTCAAAGAACATACTTCCATGAGCAAATTTCCAACAGTTACCTTTATCATACCATTTAATTCGTAAGTCAAATAATCTAATCCCATAATCATTGTATTGTTGTTGAATTGTCTTTGACTGACACTTGGCGACAAAATGAAAAGGTTTATAATACCAATTTAATGGTTTTAGATAACTCATTGTATCATGTGACGCAATCTTAAATTTCCCCATATATTAATTTTTTGTTTTCTCAAATTCTCTCAGTTTATTCAATACTTTAGGAATAATGGGGTTTCTCACACATTCATCATCTTCAAAATGGACACAACCCACATCTTCATCATCCTTAAAAATCTCTATGATATGTTGTAATGCACTTTGTTTTTTTCTCTTATCACTATTAAAGTCACATTGTTCAATATCACCTAAAAACACCATTTTTGAATTATCTCCAATTCTCGTGATGATTGACTTGAATAAATCCATACTAATATTTTGAACTTCATCAATCACAATAAATGAATTATCCAATGTAACACCTCTAATGTAAGCCAAAGGTAAAACTTCAATCATTTTATTGTCAAAAAGTCGTTTTACGTGTTCTTCTTTCTCAAACACCTTTTCCATGTTACCCTTAAATGATAAAATATAAGGTGTCATTTTTTCTTCAACTGTTCCGGGTATATAACCAATGTCCTCTCCCGGTGTTGTTGTGACAGACTTACACAAAATTAATTTATCATATTTTCGACATAGTAATTTATATAATCCCTCATATATGGAAATGAATGTTTTACCTGTTCCAGCACATCCATCTACTATTGTAATGTCATGGTTCTTAATTACATCTCTGAGGATTCTTTGTTTTTCATTGCGATATTGCAATGGTAGGAGAGTTATTGGATCCTTATCAATCACAATCTCTGCTTCTTGCTTGACTTCTTTAACTTTTTTCTTAGCCATAAAGAATTTTTATATTGATTATTGGGTGGTCAAAATGACACACACTTCAATCTCATAATTTATTTATGAGATTTTTCATAAATAGATTAAGACAATTTGGAAATAAAAAAATCCATAAATACATTAAATATAATAAAATTTGAAAAAATGAGTTTAAGTCATTTCAAAAATTCCATACCTTCAGTAAATCAATATGAAGTTGTAAATCCTTCATTGTTTGAGGTTACAATTTTACCTCCTAATTATGAAGATGGTGTTACTAAAATTGATGGTGAAACAACTCTACTACTTGAACACGTTAGATCTATCAGTGGTTTGGATGGTTTAAATCCCTCAATCGGTGTAGCTACTCAAAAATTTAAACAAGCTGAACGTCACTATGCTGGTGGTCCGGACAGTACACACTTGGAACTTGGTATTACATTCTCCTTGAACTTGAATAATTATAATGAGAACTACATTTATACTACTCTTAGAAAGTGGAATAACTTAATTTACAACCCCGCGACAGGTGGTATGGGATTAAAGGCAGGTTACACCGGACAGATGATAATTGTAGAATATAATAGAGATGGTTCTATTTGGCGAAAGATTACTTGTTCACAGGTATTCCCAACTGGACAAATGACAGGTTTGGGTGATAAGAGTTATGATGACCCAAATGCAGCGAGCGAGTTGAGTATTACATTTATGTGTGATGTCTGGGATGAAGAAACAGTAGGACTTCCCATTTACAACTAATTAATGTAAAGAAATTGAGAAGGTGCTGATAAATTTTTCAACACCTTTTTTTTCATAAATAACGTATATAAATAAGATTAAATAATATGGCTTTAGATTCCGAACTTTTGAATTTGAGATCAGCAGGAACATATCGTTTTGAGAGAGACCTGTCTACGATTTCAAATGACACCACATCGTATTCTAATCTTCGATTGGTAGTAGGTTTCAGTAAAATCGGTCCATTCAATACACCAAAGTTAGTAACGAGTGCATCACAGTTCATCAAACTTTATGGTAACATCGATCGTTCGTTAGAGAAGAAAGGTTCATACTTTCACAGAAGTGCTTTAGTGGCATTGAACACATCACCTATTCTCTGTTTGAACCTATTAAATCTTGATCCAGATAAAGACCAAATTCAGACACAAGTATTTTCAGTTAATACAGTTTCTGATAATAAAAAGAAGATTACTTTACCTGTAACTGGTGTTTATAATACTGATAAATTCTGGTATATTGATGATGAATCACTTCTTAATGGAATTGATATGTATTTAGGTAATGGACTAAATATAGATACTGAAACATCATATAATTATAGTGATGGTATTTTAAGTTTCACTAATGTTGGTAAGAAACCTATTTCAATATTAGTAAAGAAAGCAAGTGATAATAGTGTAAAAGGTTATAACTTAACACTTGCCGAATGGTATGGTGAAGGTGATGTTCCTGAATACCTAAATTCAACTTCATATGTAAGTGATTATATGGTTGAAGTATATGTTGTTCAAGGTGATTTCGGTCCCTCATTAACAGGTACAAACGTAACTTCATCTGTCAATTTAGATGATGATAATTCTGATAATGGAGGTTCAGGTAATGAAATTCTAACATACTACACATCATCATCAAATCCTTATCAAAGATTCCAATCAGATATTAATTATCAAGATTATTTTGATGAAAACGGTTTCAAACGTAGAGATAGTGATTCTCAAACAATGGATTCTAAGTTGACTAAATTTTTGAATTTGTCATCTGTGAATTTGTTGGCTAAGTATGTAGGTTCATTAATCCCTAACTTTGTTGACAAATTGGGTAAGAATATCTGGATTGTAAAACAAGTAAATGATGACACTGACACTATCGGACTTGTATGTGCTGAAAATGTTAATAAAATTGAAAGTGTTGACCTTGATGCTGATGTAATCAATGAAAGAGTTGACTTAATTGGTCATAACACATATGCAAATATTATTAATCATATTGATAATATATCCAACAATGCTAATGATTTAGGAAATTTAAGTTTTGATTTCTTGTCATATAAGTACACATATAATGATGTTAGTCAAGTAATCGCAATTCAGTTTGCCGAGAAATCTAGTGATACAAAAGTTGGGTATATATATGACACGAGATATTACACAAGAGCTTCATCAACATTAGATGACCATGATACAGAAGGTTGTCCTTATCCTTTTGCTTGGTATCGTACATATCCAGATAATGATAATCATATAGACAATACTGATATATTATATACAAATACAACTTATGTTACAAGTAATAATGTAAAGGTATATGCTGATTGTAGTGGTACTGGATCAAAAACTATTAAAACTGACAGTGGAGAGACAACTGTATCAGTTACAACAGATGCCTCTGGAGCTTATAGTTGGTCTATAATTTCATTTACAGAAGCAAATAAAATTTGGTCTGAAATTGTAGTATCTGATGACATTTTCTATACTTCTAAAGATGGAAATGCGGATAATATATATGTCACAAAAGATAATGAAGTAATTCTTTCTACTGACGCAAATATTATCGCTGGTGATTATCTTGTATCTTATTATGGAAATGGATATACAACAACCACTGAAGATGGTGATGTTGTAAGTTCTGATACGAATTCTGATAATGGTGATGACTTTACACCTACTGTTAATGGTAAATATTCAAGAGTTACCAGAGTTGTTGAAACACGTAAGGTATATGATAAGGATGGTAAGTTCGCAGGTTTAAGAGTTATCTGTGCCGATAAGATTTACAAAGCACATGGTTATGACAATAATTTCATTGTTAAGATTACACCTGTTGATAAAATCGCTGACAGATTCCAATGGACTTGTTTGAAAGGTCTATCAATTAGAAAAGATGCTTGTCCTAATGGAACAAATGAACGTCAAAATGAAATCCTTGATATGTTGAGAGAAGAACCTCTCTATGATTCAACTACCTCAAATCTTTATAAATCACTTTGTGACAGAGATTATATTCAATGGAGATACTTAGTAGATACCTTTGGTTATGGTCTTGAAGAAGAATGTAAGAGTGTATATACTTTACTTTGTCAGGGTAGAAAATCAGCATTGGCCATCATTAACTGTCCTTCACAAGCTGACTTTAAGAAATCAACAGATCCTTCATTCATCAATAAGGTTGGTAGTGTAGATGTTGAATATATCGCCGACGGAGGTGATGCATCTAAGAATCCTACATTCTTATATTCATTACCTAAACTTGAAAATGGAGCTTCTTGGGGTGCTTATTACTATCCTTATTTGAAGATTTCTGATTTGTCTGCTGTTAAGACTGTTCCACCCGCCGCTTATGTATCAAATCTATATATCCAAAAATATAGTAATTCACAAGCATGGGCAATAGTAGCTGGTCAAAAACGTGGTGTCATTTCAGGAAACCAAGTTGTAGGTGTAGAAGCAACTCTTATCCATGAAAACAGAGATTACTTGGAACCCGTTGGTATCAATTCAATCATCTGGGAAAATGGTGTTGGTGTTGAAGTATATGCTAACAAGACCGCTAAACAAAGTCCTAAGTCAGCTTTAAGTTCTATTCATGTTAGAGAAGCTTGTATTTATATTCAAGACAATGTTGAAACAATCTTGAGAAAATATGTATTTGAATATAATACTGCACAATCTCGACTTGAAATTAAGACATTAGTTGATGACTTCCTTGAAACAGTTAAAAATAACAATGGTGTATATGACTATAAGACTGTTATGGATACTACCAATAATACTTCGGAAGTGATCGATAATAACATGGGTATTATAGATATTTACATTGAACCTGTACGAGGCATGGAAATTTTGGCACAAAGATTGACAGTATTAAAGACTGGTTCAATCGCAGCCGGAAGTTTTGAATAATTTTAACACATATTATATATAATGGCTGGGAATTTAATGGTTCTCAGCCATTTGTTATTTTTATTATATGGATAAGAAAGATATTTTGACTTTTATCAATGTACATAATAAAGAGTATTGTGGAAGATTAGTTATTGAAAAATACTTCAAAAAAATGTTCCCTGATACATATGAAGAAATGATGATGGTTAAATTTCCAGATTCTATAATTGACTTCAAACAAAAACTGTGGCATTTTTTAAGGGATGATTATGATGAAAGAATTTGTGGATGTGGTGGAAAATTGAAATTCAGAAATTTTAAGTTTGGATATAACCAATTTTGTAGAAGTAATTGTCCTGCGATGATAAAAAACCATAATAATAAGATAAAGTCAAATCCAAAATCTAAAAGTGAAAAAGACAAAATACAACAGAAAGTTAAACAGACATTTTTAGACAGATATGGAGTCAAACGATATTCACAAACTGACAAATGGAAACAACAAGTAATTCAAACAAATCAAGAAAAGTTTGGACATGATTGGTTCACTCAAAGTCAGCAATATCAAGAGTATTATAAGGAATATTGTATGTCTAAATATGGTGGAGATATCATTAATTCATTTCAAGATAGAGAGGTGAAAGAAATGATACGAAAAAAATTCTATGATAGTCTTTTAAAACGTCATCCAAATATAATTGAGATAAGAGATAATAGTTTTGTTTGTAAATGTCCGGATGAATCATGTAATCTATGTAAAGAAAAACAATTTGAAATAGATAAGATAACATTTTCAGGTAGAAACAGTCGTAATATTGATATTTGTACAATAAGAACTAAATATAGGTCACTTATATCATCAAAAGAAAGGTCAATGTATCAATTTATAAGAGATAATTATAATGGTGAAATAGTTGAAAATGATAGAACAATTTTAGATGGAAAAGAGATAGATATTTACTTACCTGATTTACATTTAGGTTTTGAGTTTAATGGAATTTATTGGCACAGTTCAATTTTCAAAGACAGGACATATCATCAATCTAAGTTTTTAAGTTGTTGGTTAAAAGGGATTCAATTAATACAAATATGGGAGGATGACTGGCAGGATAGACAGGATGAAATGAAACAAATCATATTACAAAAAATTTATAATGAAAATACGGTAATTGAAGATAATCCTGAAGTTGTAATTGATTTAGATACAACTATGGTTAACAACTACATAAACAATGGTTATGAGGTTATTTCATTAATCGAACCTACCAGACATGACAATAAATTTGGTTTTGATTGTTGGACTTCTGGACAAATGAGACTTAGAAAAAAATCATAAATATCTTATATGTATAATCATTAGATGTTATGAAGAAAGTTTCAGAAGAATATTTTGGAAACATTGATGAAGAAAAAGTAAATGAGATGTCAGATAAACTTTGTCAATTATTACTCGAAAAGAAAGGGGAAGAAATTGATGAAGGTATTCTTGGCACAGTATTAGGAGGTTTGACTGGTGTAACCGTTGGACCGACTATTGGAAAGGCAATTTGTAAAGCACTTGGGGTAAACAGTGGAATTTTATATAATCTGTTAACCAGTAGAATGTTTACTACAATGGTTGCTTCATACATTGGATACAAACAATAATTTTTTTTACATGGCAATTTGTGAAAAGATATCAGGTACAACCAATATATCTGCATTTGTTGAGATATACAATAACAACAATGACAAGGTTGAGGATGAAATCACCGCAATTAAAAAACGATTATCAACACTGGAAACTAACTATAATAAGAAGGCTGACAGATTGACTTTGACACCACTTATTAATAAAGAAGTTTTAAGAGTGTTGGATACTAAATATACATCTATACTATCAACAGACAATCTAACAACTATTGATAATTTGTTGTTGTCTCGTTATGGACTTAAGAAAACTACTTAAACATGGCAGGTTTTACAAATTTAAGAAATAATGTAAATAATCCTAATCCAGTAATCCGTAGGTTAAGACAGATTTCACGATTTGGAATGAACTACAAGGATGATGTGATTAGAAATGTAAGGTCACAGGACTTGACATTGAATCAACAGAACCTACAATCCAATCCTCAAAATGGACAAGTGGGTTCGATTTATGATGAGAATGTTCAGGTTTTGTTTGCCCGTATGTCATCTACTGATCCATCTTTAGGTAAGGGTTATTTTAATTTAACTGAAGAAAATTATCAAAAGAAAAAAGAACAACTAAGAAAGTTTGCTCTTCAAGATGAAATTGAAGAAATCTTGGACATTATATGTGATGAAACTATTGTGTTTGATGATGCTAACAAATTCGCCACAGTTAAGTTAAATTACAAAGTTGACCAAGACCTTTTGAATGAATTTACGGAAGAATATAATAAGTTGTATAATTACTTTGGTTTTTATGACACTGTTCAAGCTACTGATTATTTCCGTAAATGGTTGATAGATGGTTTCTTGGCTTTTGAAATTGTGTATAATGCGGAACAAACTGAGATAATTGGTTTTGTTGAATTAGACCCTGCAAGTTTGACACCGGGTATTGATCCTAACACTAATGAAAAGGTGTGGTTTGTCAATCAACAGACAAATGTGAATGGTCAAACAACACAAGATAGAATATTATATGATTCTCAAATTATTTACCTGTCATATGCAAAGGCTGACGCAGTTTCAAGGATTTCTTATGTTGAAAGACTTGTTCGTTCATTTAACATCCTTAGAACAATGGAAGCCACAAGAATAATTTGGGCTGTTACTAATTCATCATATAAGACACAGTACATCATTCCTGTTGGTTCAGTTCAATCTCCAAGAGGTCGTCAAACATTAGCGAAGGCCATGAATAACTATAAGGAATTGGTTGATTTCGATTGGGACAGTGGTGAAATTAAAACCAATGGTAGACCAATGCTTCAATTCTATAAAGATATTTTCATGGCTTCTGAAGGTGGTGAAACTCCTCAAATCCAACCATTAGGAGGTGACGGTCCGGAGATTTCAGATACAGAAGCATTGAAATATTTTAGAGATAAACTAAGGCAAGCTTCCAAAATTCCTTTAACTCGATTTGACAAAGACCAAGGTGAAGGTCAATACTCGATGTCTGCGGAAGGTATCGCTCGTGAAGAAATTCGTTTCTCTAAATTCATCAAGAGATTAAGATCAATCTTCGCAGAGATACTTATCAAACCTCTTTATATCCAGATGTGTTTGAAATATAAGTTCATTATGACAGATATTAATTATCGTGTCAATCTTGGACTTGAATATAACTCTGACTCTTTATTTGAGAAGAACAAACAGATGGAATATCTTCAAAAACAATCAGACTTTATTTCATCTATTATGTCAACTCTTACTGTTCAAGATGATGAGGGTAATGAAACACCTTATTTTGATATTGATTTCGTCATTAGAAAATACTTTGATATGACTGATGAGGAATTGAAACAAAATCAAAGATATAAAGATGAAAAGGCCTTGAAGAAAGAAGGGTATAAACAAGAAGACATCGCTCAGATATTGAATGGTGTACCCAAAGACAAATTCAAACCCGAAAAGAAAAAGGAAGATGATGATGGAGGTGATGATGATGGAGGAGGTAGTCCATTAGCAGGATTATAATGAAAAAACTCGATTACATAAAATTGTGCGAAACTAATAATAGGTCAGGTCACTATACAAATGAGAAATATGTAAAAACTAATTTCCCTGAGTTGTATAGTGACCTTGTGGTATTTGACTATCCGGATAATTTTACATTCTCTCAAAAACTATATCACTATCTCCATGATGATTTGAACTTTGAACTTGGAAAATGTGAACAATGTGGTAGTAGATGTCAATATAAATCATTCTCAAAGGGTTATTATAGATTTTGTTCCACTACTTGTAAAAATAATAGTCAGTCAGTCAAAGACAAAATATCAAAAACCAGAAATGATTGGTCAGATGAGAAAAAAGAAGAATTTTCAAAAAAGATGTCAGATATAAAACTAAATATGACTGATAATGAAAAAGAAATCGCTCAGTTAAAAAGACAACAGACATGCTTAGATTTATATGGAGTATCTTTCATAGGACAAACTGATAAAGTGAGAAATAGTAAAGGAGAACCAAATATAGAGAAAACTAAACAAACATTAATTTCAAAGTATGGTTCATTGAAAAATTACTATACACAATATGGACAAAAAATCTCACAGTCATATTATTCTAAAACTGATGATGAAAAACAATTAATAAAAGAGAAAAGGAAACAAACAAATCTTGATAAATATGGGACTGAATGTCAACTAAACAATGAGGATATAAGGTCATCATATATGGAAAACATCATTTCTAAATATGGTTCACTGGAAAATTACTACTTAAACTGTGCTCAGAAAAGGTCAAACACATTTTCTAATAAATCAAAAGAAGAAAAACAACAACATAGAAATAAAATTGAAAAGACAAATCTTGATAAATATGGGACTGAATGTTATTTTCAAACAAAGGACTTTCAAGAGAAATCAAAACAAACCTGTATAAATAAATATGGAGTTGATCACTATACAAAAAGTGATGAATACCATAAATCTAAAAAACATAGATTTGTCAGTGATATAACTCATGAAACTTTTGATTCGACTTGGGAAAGAAAGGTGGCTGAATTTTGTTTTGTAAATCACATAAATTACATCTACCAACCCGATATACATTTTGAGTATGAATTTAACAACAAAGTTCACATATATAAACCTGATTTTTTGATTGAAGGAAAGTTATATGAGGTGAAAGGTAATCATTTTTTTGATGGTGGTAAGATGATAAATCCATATGACAGAAATCAAGATGGACTTTATGAAGCTAAACATCAATGTATGCTTAGAAATGAAGTGATTATACTCACATCCACAGAAATTGAAAAAATAAATTTCATAAATACAATATAATTAAATATTATAGACATTACGATGAAAGAAAATAAGAAACTATTAATAGTTGAACATTGTAGTTCAAATCTAAATTTTGAACAAGATAAAGACAATGATTCTATCATATTAACAGGTTTGTTCACCACTTTCAACACCAAAAATAGAAATGGTCGAATTTATGAGAGTGCAGACTTTCTACCTCATGTAGAGTCTTTGAAGGAACAAATTAATTCAGGTTCTTTACTCGGTGAATTAGACCACCCACATTCTTTTGAAACAACATTAGCTAACGTATCACACGTAATTGAAAAGTTGGAATTTGATCCCCAACAAAACGCAATCATTGGTAAAGTTAGATTGTTAAATACATCAAAAGGTAAAGAAGCTCAAGCACTCGTTAAAGATGGTATTCCCTTACATATCAGTTCAAGAGCCGCCGGAACAGTTGATGAATCAGGTAAAGTAAGACTTCAACAATTATTTACTTATGATTTGGTCGCTGAACCCGGTTTTGCCAATGCGACTTTAACAAGAGTGAATGAAAGTTATGGATTTGCTAATGATGATAACTTGGCTATTTATGATTTGTCAGAAGATGCTCACACAGATTTGACACCTGAAATTGGTAAAGAAGGAGGACAACTAACTTCAAACAGTGGAGCCGTTCAAACTGGTAAAAACACAGAAGAAGTGGCCAATAATGGAACAACAATGGATACACAAAATAAATCAAATAATATGGAGAACGGACAATTCATTAGTTACTCTGATTTCCAAAAGTATAGTGAACATTTGTCAGAAATAATTACTGATCTCCAAAGTGCCATAGCTAATTATAAAACTGAACTCACAAGCATTAAGAATGATAGACCTACTATGACATTTGATGCGTCTAATGTAGATAACTCTATGATTGCGGACATGGTTGCTAAAGAAGTTAAAACTTTGACTAAATCTGTAAAACCAGCAGTTGAAGATGAGGAACTTGTTCAGAAAGCTACCGCAATGGAAGAAAAGTATAACAACTTGACCAAATATGTCAATTACTTAGCCGAAACTCTCGACAAGTCTATCAGTCATCAAGACTATATCACAGAAGAAACTAATAAGATAATTAGTCATAACAATTATCTTGCTGAGAATATGAATAAGATAATTGACCATCAAGATTACATTGTAGAAAATCTTAATGATACTATTGGTTATCAAAACTATGTTGCTGAAATGTTAGATAAGTCTATTGATTATTCTAATATGTTGGCTGAGGAACAAAACAAGTCAATCGCTCACACTGATTATCTTGTTGAAAAGATGAATCAAATGGTTGACCATCAAGATTACCTCGCTGAAAGTATTGACAATGTAATTAAACATTCAGATTACCTCGCTGAAAATCTTAATGATGTAATCGAAAATAAGAATTATATCACTGAAAATGTCAATAAACCAGTAGATACACCTAAACCTATCGAGGAAAGTGTTACTCCTACTGAAAAACCAGTTGAGAAACCCGTTGAAAAATTTGATTCTAAGAAATATCAAAGTGAACTCAGTGAAAAACTTAACTCTCTCATTTCAACCGTTAAAACACAATATGAGGAAACTAAGAAACTCGAAGCTGAAGCACTTGAAGAATCTAAAAAGAAACTCGGTGATACTAAGAATTTCACACTTATCAACTTTATCCCAAATAGACTACAAGAAAAATGGTCTAAATTGTCAGATGAAAGAAAACAAGAAATCTTAGCCGAATCAAAGATGTTCGTAATTAACACACCTCAATCTGCTGAATATTTCTGGAATACTCGCGACCTAAGAGAAAAACAAATAGAAATTCAAAAGGTAGAGGAAAAAGTAACCGCTCAACCTAATAAAAATAATGTGTCTGAAAGTGTAATGAATAACGACCATTACAAAATGTTAGCTGAGCAAATCAAAATGAGAATGAGAAAATATTAATATACCATTTGTAGGGGACATTAAACTCCCCTACAATTTTGATTAAATACACAATAATTACAACATAATGTCTTCGGAAATACTTCAAATGATAATAACCGGACTTATTACTTTATTATCTGCTGGTGGAATTGGAAGTATTTTTTACTTCAAACAGGAAAGGAAAATAAAGGATGCTGAAGTAAAGTCCGCTGAAATTACAAACGAATCTTCGACCAATGAAGAATGGAAAAAACTCTGCGATGTGAAATCTCAGGAAATTGACAACTTAAAACAACAAATTACAGAACTAAACGAAAAACTAAAAGAAAAAGAGGACAAACTAATCGAAGTCTATAATTCTAAAGAGTCCGCTTGGGAAGAAACCTCTAACTGTAAAATTCAAAGTGCCAAAAAAGATAGAATAATCTCTGAACTTAACTGGTATAGATGTGAAGTAAATGGTTGTCCATATAGAAAACCACCTCGTAAATATGGAACATTCGATTTTCCTAAAGATGCGGTGATTCAAACTGAGGATGAAACTAATAATGAATAAAATATAAAACTGGGAATTGTAACAGATTTCCAGTTTTTTCATAAATATACTATGACTAAATCTGAATTATTTGAATATCTGAAACATAATGGTCATGGAAACTATACAAAGGAAAACTACTTCAAAAAACATTTTCCTGATGTATATGATGAAGTTTCTCTTTGGGCATTTCCGGATAATTTCAAATTCAACCAAAAACTATTTCACTTCTTCCATGATGATAAAGAACTTAAACTTGGTATCTGTAAACATTGTGGTAAAAATAGATGTAGATTTAGAAACATGGTAATCGGTTATGACGATTTTTGTTCGTGGTCATGTGCTTCTTCTTCCGATGAGAAAAAACAAAAAGTTTTCCAGACTAAATTAGAAAAATATGGTGATGGAAATTATTACAACTTAGAGAAAGCCAAACAAACTAACATAAACAAATTTGGAACAAACTTTTATTCACAAACTGATGAATGTAAAAATCGAATGAAACAAACCTGTCAAGAAAGATATGGTCATGATTACTATTCACAGACAAATGAATATAAAAATAAATATATAAAAACATCTCTTGAAAGATATGGAGCTGAGAATTTTTCAAAGACATTAGCTTACAAAGAGAAATATCGTCAGACTTGTTTAGATAGATATGGTGAAGAAAGTTATAGTTTAACCTCAGAATGTCAAGAAAAGATGAAACAAACCTGTCAAGAAAGATATGGTCATGATTACTTTACTCAGACAGATAAATATAAAGAAATATCGTATCAAACAAAAAAATTAAATCATACATTTAATAGTTCAAAAATAGAAAGAGATTTATCAACTTGGTTAACCTCAAATAATATAAATTTCATTTCACAATATAAATCTGATGTATATCCATTTTGTTGTGATTTCTATTTTCCTGAATATGATTTGTATGTTGAAATTCAGGGACATTGGACACATGGAGGACACTCGTTTAATTCTGAAAATCAAAATGACATAAATACATTAAACTTATGGAAAAGTAAAGGTACAGGTTATTATGACTGGGCAATAAATGTTTGGACAGTAAGTGATGTTTTGAAACGAAAAACGGCTCACGAAAATAATCTAAACTACCTTGAAATCTTCTCAACAGACCTTGAAATGGTCTTAAAAATTTTGAAAAAAAATTTACATAAATAATATAGAAAAAATTAAATTAAAGTTAATAGAAGCAAAGAACTTTAGTTGATTCGATAATAATAATAAAAATTAAATTTTTAATGAAAAACGTAATTCTTAATGAAAGTGAAATCTTGAAAACTTGGTCAGGTTTCATTACAGAGTCAACTGGTGTTACAGATCGTAGTAAATTGACTTGGATGAGTAAGTATTGTGCTTACCATGATATGAACGAAAAAGAGAACTTGAATGAAAGTGCTCTTGGTTACGCTCACCTTAATCCTAATATGAATGTAGGTGGTATGGGTAATATTTCATTCCCCGGTGCTAATCCTACTAATGGTTATACTGGTGAAAGAGGTTCTGGTGATAATCCTTTCTCACTTCTTCCTCTCGCTGTTCAAGTCGCTGCCCAAACAATCGCTTTGGATCTTGTCCCAGTAGTTCCCATGCAAGGCCCACTTGGAATCTTACAGTATATGGATTATGTATATGAAGGTGGTCGTACAAATCGTCATCCGGGAATTGGTGATGCTGACGCTTCTGCTACCGCTCCTTTGATGGTTAAATTGACAGTTACTGAAGATGACAAACGTATTGCTCCTTCAGCTTTGACTGCTGGTGACAAAAAGGATGTTTATGTAGAAGGTGCTGTAACTGAATTCCAAGATTGGCAACTTATCTTCGTATCATTCGGTCGTATTGATGGTCGTCCTATTTTCCAAGTAAAGGAAAAGAATTTCATCAATGAAGCTTTTGTTAATGGTGGTGAAAAGAGTTCAACCAACCTTTACACAGCTCTTACTTCTGATGTCGATAAGACTTTTGGTGGTGTTGTAACTGACATTGATACTGTAAAAGCTCTTGAAGATTTCGTTCCCGGTTTCACAGGTGCTGGTTTCAAGAATGGTAAACCCATGAGTGCAGGTGCATATAGTCGTGAAACAGGTGAATCTACTCCTTCAAACATGATGAGTTTGAACGTATTCACTCAAGAAGTGAAAGCTAAAACTATCCAAGTTAAAGGTAGTATTACTCGTGAACAAATCCAAGACTTGAAGGCTTATGGTATTGATGCTTTGGCTCAAGTAGAAGCTGAGTTGGTAAATGAATTGACACAACACATCAACCGCGAATTGTTAGATGAAATCTTCGCTCTTGGTGTTCAAAACCATGATGAAGCTAAACAATTTGAAGGTATTGAGTTGAATACATTCTTCACTGTTGACACTGCTGAAGCTGTTCCCGCTGGTTATGCTTCTTCATTTGTTGGTGGTGGTGCTGAAACTCTTGGTACAATCCAACGTAGAATCATGAGTAAAGTGTTGGCTGCGTCTAACCTCATCGCTCAACGTGGTCGTAGAGGTGCTGGTACATTCGCTGTATGTTCCGCTGCCATCGCTACCGCTCTCCAAGATTGTGCTGGTTTCGTGGCTTATCCTCTCTCTAACACAATCAACCAAACAGCTGGTTCACTTTATCCTGTAGGTGCAATTTCAGGTGTATCTATCTATGTAGATCCTTACATGACATGGGATGACACTCGTGTAGTTGTAGGTCGTAAAGGTAAAGACAATGAACCCGGTATCGTATTCATGCCTTATTTGATGGCTGATAAACTTTCTTATCCATCAGAAGGTATGGAAGGTGCGCCTGTTACCTCTTTGAAATCTCGTTATGCAGTTGTAAAGGCTGGACATCATCCTCAACTTTACTACTACACATTTGACATCAAACTTGGTGCTGGTGTATCACTTTATTAATCGAAAATTAACATAGATTAATATATAATTGAAAGAGAACTGATTAATTTCGGTTCTCTTTTTTGTTATTTTTAGATTATGGAAAAGTTAGAAATATTCAATTATATTCTCACAACACCAGACAAATCAGGATGGTTAAAGAAAGAAGAAACCATCAAAAAGAAATATCCAGAGTTGTATGAAGAATTGAAGAAAATAGACTTTCCAACACATTTTACCTTTGTTCAAAAACTCTGGCATTTTTTACAAGATGATTATGAGATACACAAATGTAAATGTGGAAATGAACTACACTTTATTGATTTCAAAAAAGGATACAGGACTTATTGTTCAAGAGATTGTCCATATGTAATTGAGTATAATAAAACAACATTACCTATGGCTCAGTTAGTTTCCAGAAATGAGAAATCGAGAAAGAAAGCTGTTCAAACCATTTTAGATAAGAATGGTGGAAAATTTTGGTCTGATGAGAATATCCAAAAACTGAAAGACAGATATAATCAAAATCGAGAATATATCTGTGAAAAAATGAGGAATTGGATTAAGTCATATCAAGAAGAACGAAACAAAAGATTAAAAGAGAAGATAAAGGAAAACATAAGACAATTCAATGAGTTAAGTCACAAAACAGTTAAAGGTTGTGTATCGACAGTTGAAATACAGTTTTATGAATATTTGATAGATTTATTGGGTTTTGACAAGGTTGAACCACAATATTATAACAAAGACATTTATCCGTTTTCATGTGATTTCTATTTACCTGATTATGATTTATATATTGAAATTCAGGGACATTGGACACATGGAGGACACCCTTATAATGAAAATAATTCTGATGATGTAAATAAACTAAGTTATTGGAAAAGTAAAAATAACAGATATTATAACAATGCGATATATACTTGGACAGATTTAGATGTTAGAAAGAGAAAGATAGCTCAGAAAAACAATCTAAATTACTTAGAGATATTTTCACATCATTTAGATGAATGTATAACAAAATTTGAAGATTTTATAAAGTTAAATGACTAAATTAGAGTTATATAATTACCTGAATACAGTTATAGATAAGTCTGGTAGTTTGAAGAAGGAGAATGTGTTTAAGAACCATTATCCTGACTTTTATGAGGAATATTGTGAAACTGAATTTCCCGATGAGATAAAAGACCTACCATTTAGACAGAAACTGTATCATTTTTTAGTAGATGATTATACTATCCCTGTTTGTGTTGTGTGTGGAAAACCCGTTAGTTTCCTCACAAGAAGATTACAGTGGGGATATAACACATTTTGTTCAGGTTCGTGTGCTATGCAAGATGAAGAAATCAAGAAGAAAATGTGTGAATCAAAACTCAGAAATCATGGTAGTTCAACATATAACAATCCGGAGAAACGAAAGAAAACACTGGAACAAAAACCTAAAGTGGTAAAAGAAAAACCAGTTAAGGAGAAAGTGGTAAAAGTTAAACCTGAAAAAGTTATTGTTGAAAAAGTAAAGAAAGAACCTACTAAAAAGAATAGAATACCAGCGTCTCAGTTAATTGATTTTGATGTACTGTTACAAAAAAAATACAATGAGACACATGACACCTTTTTTGAATTAGCTGACATTAAAGACAAGTTTGAAGTATATTTGACTGTATTGGGTATTCATTTCAAACGTCAATATAAATCAAATATGTATCCTTTCGATTGTAGTTTTTATTTGACTTATTGGGATATGTATGTTGAAATGAATGGTGATGAAACGAAACGAAATGTCGCTCATGAAAATCATCTCAATTATGTTGAACTAAATTCAGATGACTTGGATAAATGTATTGAGATGTTTGAAGATTACTTAAAGGATATGTTAGTTCGTTGGTGTCTTAGAAATGAACTACCGGGTAATACTAAATGGTGTTCTAAGCATCCTATTTGGGACTGTTTTGTAGGAGATAGACCAACACCTAATGAAGCTTGGAAAAACCCTGAATATCTAAGGAAAGCTCTTGATAATATGTTCTACATGATACATAAGAATGATTGTGATGACTTCCGAACAAAACATATGACAGAGTTACTGAAATGTCAAATGGTAGATAATGAAATAGTGGATGGAACACATAAGTTACTCATCCTGATTCAGAACCGATTTACAATTTCAAAGTTGGCTCCAAAAGTAACTGCAATCTCAGCCAACACAGTAAAACAAATTGTGTATGATTCAGGTATAGACATTTCAAGAGGTGTATATGTTCCAATGTCAGGATTTGGAGGTATTATTGAAGGTTGTCGTCAATGGGCAAAAGAACAGTACACAGAAGTTGATATAGAGTGTTATGACATTAATCCAAGACTATGTGAGTGGTATGGATGGAAACAAAAAGATATGTTGTCAGAGCACGTCAAAACAGATAAGGTGGTGATATGTTGTCCTCCTTTTGGTAAGACATATGAACACTGGAAAGGAACTCCAAAGACCATGAGTGACACGACATTTGAAGAATGGTATAAACTCATTCAAGAATATGTGGAAGCTCCTGAATACATTATAATTGGCCCTGAAATTGATAAGACAGGAACAGGTAGTAATAAAGGTTTAGATGGTAGTGGTAATAAACGTCAAGGGTTATTTGCTAAGACCAGTGGAGTAATGAGATGGACAGACGATATGATTAAAAAATAAATATATGTCTGAAAAGGAGATTTTGATCAATAAATTAAAAATTGTTGATGGTAAATTTGTCATTGAAAGTTCTGACCAACAAAACAAAAAACAAGCTCATGATTTTATCAATAAAGTTTTTGGAAATCTGGTAAAATCAGTTATTAAAGAAAATTAACATTAAAGAGTCACTATTTTTGGTGACTCTTGTTATTTTTATAATAGATTTTTTAATACAATTTCAAGATGGAAAAAAGACCTGTTATATTTTATGATTTGGAATGTACGGGAGCTGACAAAGATGTAAACAAAATCAGAATTATTGAAATCTCTGCAATTAAGGTCGATATAGACACTTTGGAAGAGGTAGATAGACTTTACTACCGTTGTAATAATGATGATGTTCCCATTGCTCCTGATGCGTCTGAACGACATGGTATATATGAGAAAGACTTGGTTGGTTATCCCACATTTAGAGAGGTTGCCGATGAAGTGTATAAATTCTTTGAAGGTTGTGATTTAGGTGGATATTATTGTACATTCTATGACAATGCCATCTTATACATGAGTTTCCTTAGAAATAAAATTATCTGGGATTATAGACATCTAAAAGTATATGACATTTACACACTATATAAGAAATATAATAGTGGTCGTTTAGGTGACGTTTATAAGAGATATACAGGTGGTGATTTGGAACATGCCCATGAAGCGGAAGCAGACATTTTGGCTACATTGGCGGTATATCGAGCCCAGAGAAAGATGGGTGAAGAATTTGAAGAAGATGAACTATACGCCTACAAAGACACCCTTGATATTGCAGGTAATTTCAAGATTAGGGAAAAAGAAAATGGAGGAAAAGAAATCTACCTCAATTTTGGAAAACACAAGGGAGTAAGTGTAGATAAGGTAGATATTAGTTATTTAGAGTGGATTTCAAACAATTCGGATGGGTTTCCACTTGACACTCGACACTACGCGAGAAAAATCGTAGAACAACTAAAAGGGAAATAGAAAGGAAAGGAGAGGAAAATTAAATCCTCTCCTTTTTTATTTTAATAATTACCACCTGTATCCATTATCCAATTCAGGGGTTTATAATTTTCATCTACCCAATCTTTAGAAGCTAAGTTCATGCTATCAATATCCTCAATAGAATAAGAACCGGATTGATTGATACTGAACACCTCATTATTCTTTACTACGAATGTACTGTTGTTGACAATGTAGAAACCATCATTTAGACCACCTTTTTCTAAGACTGCATAGAAAGTTTCAGGGTCATCTCTATAAGTGTCAGTCAACAACATTGCAGACTTAATACCTCTATAATCATCCTTTGTTAGATAATTCGCAATCGCATCAACCTTAGTTAAATAGGTTTTAGAAGCATCTGTTTGTTTTAAGAAGGTGTTGTCTGCTTCCTTTTTAGTATAGACATTATCTTCTAATTGTTCAATGTTGTAATAATTTTTGAGAATATAATCTCTTGTATATACATTAGATAATTTAGCATATTTAGAGAGTGTATTAGTAAAATTATTAGACAGGACATCTAAGTCTTTTTGAGTTACACTATTTGAAGGTGTAAAACTTGACAATTTAGTATTAAGTGTATCAACTGTGACATATTTACTTAAATCACTTTGGGTTAAGAAATTTGATGTATCTATGTCATTATAATCTGTTTTTAGAAGATATCGTTTATCACCAGCAGAAATTGTCAGATATGATTTCAGTAAAGTATCTATTTCTGTTTTACTATATAATGAATTTAATGTTGATACTTTTAGATATGGTGACAAATCAGGAAGATAATCACTTATATCAGATTTCTTTATGAAGTTATTGTCAACATCATTAGAGGTGTAATAACGATTTAGGTTTTCATACACACCCAATACATCTTCAGTGGTAGCTAAGTTTTGAAGTCTATCCTTGATTTCTTTAACTTGACTAATTGTTGCATATACACTAAAATCAGTAGGTATATCAGTTTTCTTTACATAATTTTTAAGACTAATATTAACATCAGCAATAGTGGCATATCCTTCAAGATTTACTTCTGGTATTTCTATCTGTGCTATTTTTTCATCCACCATGTCCATTATGTCATTCTCACCATAGGCATACATTTCATATTTTTTCACATATCCCTTTAATGATGGAATTAACTTATCAACTTCAGTCTTAGTGTAATAGTTTTTAAGTTCAATATTAGACAGTAAATTTGTAACATCGGGAACATCACTTAACTTAGCATAGTCTTGAAGTGTTGATGTTAATTCATAGTCTTTTACATAATTGTTGTCATCCTTTTTAACATATAGTGACTCAGCCATAGCACTTGTTAAATACCCGGTCAATGATGATTTGGTCAGGTAACTAAGACTATGTAGATACTCAGGTGTAACAAAATTAAGGTTACTTATTCGAGTGTCTATTTCTTTTTTGTCATATGTGTCAATGATGTTTAGTGAATTAAGACTATTCTCTAAACTATCCTGTGTAACATAATTAGAAAGGTCATTCTTTATATCAGTAATTGTATCTGTTATTTGACTGATACTTGATGACAATTCTGATTTATTTACACCTTCATCATAAATATATTCTTTTATATCAAGAACCTCCTTTTTTAATTTGATGGTGGTATCTTGTAATTCATTTATATCTGCCATATTTATATCTTATTTTTAATCTGTTTCAATTTCCCAGTATAAACCTGATGTTGTTTGGTCAGCGAAACTAATGACCTTATTACTCTTAATCACATATACCTTATTTTCGACAACATAAAAACCATCATTCAATTCATACCCATCTTTATTAACTACAAAATTCCAAAATGTATCTGGATCCTCATTGAAACTATAATTAAGTGTCGCGGCACCTTTTATACCTCTATAATCATCTTTTGAAAGGTAGTTAAGTATTGCATCATCTTTGGTTAGATATTTGTTCTCAATTTCAGTTATCTTCTTATTATATGATTTTTTTGTCACATAATCTGAAAGTGTTGAATTGGTCACATAATCTTCTAAATCACTTAACTTAGCATACTTTTTTAATTCTTTCTTTGTTGTATATTCATTAAGGTCATCAGATGTAACTAAATTTGATATGTCATCTTTTGTTAAGAATTTACTTAGATAACTTATAAATTCAGTTCCATTAGATAGGTTTATATCTGTATATCTTACGAAATTATCTGTTATTTCATCACGAGTTAATAAATTAGATAGGTCACTTAACTTAGCATAGTCATCAAGAGAATCCTTCACAAGACTTAAATCATTTTTTGTTACATATGATTTAAGGTCTGTCTTTAATGTGTATTTACTAAGTTGAGATGATACTAATGTAGAAACATCATCTTTTGTTAAGAAATTATTAAGTTTAGTAATGAAATCAGTATCATTAGTTAAATACTTTGAATATTTCTTTGTAAACTCAGATTCAGTTAATAAATTAGATAGGTCACTTAACTTAGCATAGTCATCAAGAGAATCCTTCACAAGACTTAAATCATTTTTTGTTACATATGATTTAAGGTCAGTCTTTAATGTGTAATTACTAAGTTGAGTATCTAATGTATTTTTGACATCTGCTTGTGTGATGAATTTACTTAGATAATCAACAAATTCAGTACCATTTGTGAGGTTTAAGTCACTATATTTTACATATTTGTTTTCATTTTCAAGTGTTAATAAATTAGAGAGGTCACTTAACTTAGCATAGTCATCAAGAGAATCCTTCACAAGACTTAAATCATTTTTTGTTACATATGATTTAAGAGATGAACTTAATACATAGTTTTTTAATGTTGTTTTTAAGTCGGCTTGTTGGACATAAGAACCAAGCTGAGATGATGTTACATAATTACTAAGGTCAGACTTCAAAACGACATCAGAAGATAGAGTATTATCACTTTTTGATACATATTTCTCTAATTCTGAAGATGTTACATAATTATCAAGTTCATTTAATAGACTTGTTTTTGTCACATACCCTTTTAATTGAGATGATGTAACATAATTTGACAATAGAGAATACATCTTCCCAGTTGTCATATAATTATTTAACATTGAAACTGACACTAAATCTTGAATGTCATCATGGTAAACAATACCTTCAGGAAGTACAAAATCAGTTATCTTCAAATATCTTTCATCAGTATCATCTAATGTTATGAAATTTGCTAAGTCTGTTTTCTTTACATATCCTTTAAGACTTTGGTGTTCTGTTAAATATCCTTTATCATTAGTAAGTTCAGATAATTTTGTGGGTATATTGATTTTGGAAATACTTTTAGCGATAAGACTATTTACCGTATCCTCATCAACATATTCCATCTTATCCAAATCCACTTTTTTAACATAAGGGAATAGATAAGTATTTATATATTCTCTGGTTACATAATTTTTAGAAGATATTTGAAGTTTATATTTTTCAAAAGCTTCCTTAGTCGTATATTCATTTATGTTTATAGATAACAGGTCTGAAATATCACTGTGTTTCACATATTCTGATAAATCTAGATCTGATATTCTTACATATGATGATAATAGAGTGTTAACATTTTTCTTTGTTATGTAATCAGTAATGTCAGATTGTTTTACATAACCGGATAAGTCAGATTGTTTTACATAACCGGATAAATCTTGATGTGAAGTAATGAACCCTTTTTTATCTATTTCTGATTGAGTATATACATCATCAGTCTTTACATAATCAGTTAAGTCGGGTTGTTCAGTTAAATATCCTTGACTTTCTATCCATTCCTTAGTTGGAAGATTAGTTATGTCATCTGTAGTTAAGTATCCTTTATTATCGACACTAACTTTATACTGATTTACAATATCATTAACTTCATTCTTCGTATAATAGTCATTGTTTAGATAAGTGTTTTTTATCTGTGACAATTCTTCTTGTAATGAAGTTATCTCATTATTGATAGTGTTATTTGATACTGTATAATCATCTTTCTTGACATAAATGGAGAGGTCTTGGTCATCCATTTTTGTGGTTAAGACACTATTTAGATTGTCATATTTGGTGTTTATGTCTTGAATTGAAGATTTTATTGTTTCACCTTCAACCTTTGTGAAATAGTCTAAAATCGCGTCTTTTTTTAGATACTGTTCCTCAACAATGGATGACAGGATATAAGAATCAGCAAGAGTTTCCTTTAACTCTAATATCTCATTCTTTAGTCTTATAATATTTTTTTCTATTTGTTCACTGTCCATTGTTTTCAAAAATACTTTACATTATTTATGGGGGAATGGAATTTTTTGTTATATTTAATGCATACTAATAAATTAATTTTTTAGATAAATGGAACTCAAACAAAGATTTGAAATTCTTACCCAAGGTGCTCAAATTGCACAAAAAGCAGGAGCACTTTCACTCGATGATGCTGTTGTTGTAAAAACCGCTATCGACAATATTAACTCAAATGTTAACATTGAAGCATCTGCTGATGTTTTGATTAAGGTCGCTGAAATGGGACAAAAAGCTGGTGCATATACCTTGAAGGATGCTTATCTCATCTTCGCGGCGATTGATGACCTTCCTGAAACAATCAAAGCAAGTAAGATGATTGACAAACTCACTGAGGATGAAAATGAAACACCCACAGAAGAAGTTAAAGAGACTCCTGCACAATAAAACAATTCCATGAAAAATTAAAAGGTTGGACATTTAATCCAACCTTTTTTTTATTTATTCTTTTTATTTTCTTCATCCGTCTCTTTCTTTGAGTCGGCCTCATCTTGTTTCTTTTGTTGTTCTTTTAACTTCTTTGCAGTTGTAGATATCTGGTCAAATAAATTACTCATATTATCTGTAAACTGATTTTTTAAGTCCTTATTATTTTTGAATACTCCCTTTTTATCTTGTGAATCTTTTAAGGATTGCATTATAACTGTAAAGATATTTCCACCATCGGGCTTCTTATCATCCAGTAAAGGGATACCATAACCTATTGTCTTATCTGAATCAATAGCACACTTAGCTAAAAGACTTATATCATTTTTATCTAATTTATACTTATCTCCACAAATACCATATTGGATAGCCTTTGTTAGACCTACAAACATTGCATGAACACTTTCACAAGGTGTATCTTCAAATTTAGATGCATATTCTTTTACAACATCAAATACAACATTTAATTCAGATAAAATATATTGAACTTGTTCTTTTGTGATTTCATTAGTATCTATTGATTTCAACATATTTTTAAATCCAAAATATACATCACCTTCCAAATTCTTTTTTATTGTATCTGTAAGTTTTATTACTGCTTCATTTTCAGTTTTATCAGGTGTTGTTGATTTACTTTTAGACTTATGTGGTTTTTTTCTCTCTAACAATAATGATTCTTTAATTAAATTATCAAATGATGTCTTTAATGTTGTTATGGCTTTATCTCCAGTTTGATTTGTTAGAGGTCTTACACCAACAGATTTTAATAAATTACTTCGTTCTTGTTCAATTTGTTTAATTTTTTTCTTTTGGTCTTCTTGTTCTTTTTTATTCTTTTCCTGAGCTTCCTTTTCTTCTTGTTTCTTTTGTTCGTCGTTCGCTTTCTTTAATCTTTCTATTCTTTTCTTTTCCTTCTCATTATCCTTAGCATTTTTTTCATACTCAGATATAATAAAGTCATTGATAAGATTACGAACTTCATCTTTCATAATGTTAGCCCACTTTAATAGGTTAGGATTTTCTCTACTCAGTTCATTAATACGTTTTTCATATGTCTTTAACTTATCAACAAGAGCTTTATCTTTAAGGTCATATTGTTTCATATAACTTGATACCTCTCCCGCATTTTTGATAGCCTTCTTATCTTCATCTGACACCTTATCTTTATCCTTTAATCCCATCACCAATTTTTGAAGTTTTGCACCTTCTTCCATTTCCTTAATTTTGGAATCTAATAAAGTGTTCGCGAAGTCTGTAATCGCTTGTCTAACTTCGGCACATTGAGAAGCATTTTTGATTTTCATTAATGAGAATCCTTTTAGACCATCATCTATAGATTTAAGACTATCTCTCAGACTGGTGTTCTTAGATTTAATTTTACTCCACTCATTTTTGGTGATAGCTCTGAAAAAATCTAAAAGACCTTCATTCATTTCATTATCAGTTTTATGAGTATATACCTCACTAATAAAACTATCTCGATTTAATATGTTATGTGACATTTCAATTTTATTATTGTCTATTTTATTTATGGTAATTTTTTCATAAATATAGTAAACTTAGAGATAACTATTTAGATGTCAACATATACATATACAAATGGTAATTATTCATCATCTACAACCTTAGTAAATGGTGTATCAATTACTCAAAATATATTAAACCTTGGTGGTAGTGGATGTGATTCTTCATCCTCATATTGTCAAGAAGGTTATTCATTATATGTCCCATGTCTGAAAAATATAACAAGAGGTCAGAATGTATGTTTTCAAATGTATGTGTCTGATATCGAAAATCAAGATGCTCTGGATTTATCTAAACTGGAAGGATTGAGTTTAGAACTATCCGGTGTCTTCGGTTGTCCTTATAAAACCTATACTTGGCCAGATGATATAACTTCTTTACAAACAGAGAAAATAAAAGATAAAGGTTGTATTTCATTCAATAATCGTGAAACTTATAAACTCGATGTTCTATACAGAGATACTGAATTTAATGAAATCGAACCATCTATAACAGGTAAAGTAGGATATTTCTATGGTGGTGATGTGACAACTTTGAGAGCTTATGATACACCAACACATATATTTGTTGGTTGGTTGTCTCTTGATAGTATTTCTGATGATTGTGATAATTATGACTTAGATGATTTATATACATCAAAGGATAGAGAAATCACATTAACTATTGACAGTGATATTACTTTATATGCCATTTATAGAGTAAGAAATGAATATAATATAAAAATTAATTTCAAAAACCGTCACTCTTATTTCTTAGTTACGTTTGATGAAAAAACTACAATGTTATCCGATAAGGTCAATGACTATGCAACCGTTAAAGAAGGTTATCATTTTGTTGTTGAATGTTGTCCAAATGTTGTAAGTGATGTAAAGGATGAAAGTATTGAATATACATACAATTTCATTAGTTGGAGTGATGGACATATCTATCCAAAACGAGAATATTTCGTAGAGGATAGTCTTTTTACTAATGGAGAAATGTTACTTCTCACAAATTGTACCAATGATAAAATATTAGTTGAGGATTCAGTTAATATATCTAATGAACTGGAACCAACAATAGATGACTTCATTATACAATATCCTGAAGATAATATATTAGTAAAAGAAAAAGAAGAAACTGAAATAGAACTTAATGATTATATAACTGATTTCACAAATGTTAATCAAGTTTATTTTCAAAATGATGGGTGGATTAATATAACAAATGGTGATATTTCTCTTAAATTGGGTTCAGTCGATACTAATTTAAGAATAATAGTTAATCTATATGAAAATGAAATATCAGAAGGTGTAATAACCCTAACTAATGAAGATAATATACAATCAGTAGATATCGAAGATGGAACTTACCAATACATCTTAGATTTTGAAAATTGTGAAAGTGAAACATTTATATTATCCACAGATTCAACTATTAATATTAAAAGTATTTGTATTTTAGAAGTAATTCTTGTGAATAAAGGTTTAATTGAACTTTGTGTACCACCAGAAGATACATCTAATTTTTATACAGGTGTTTTGAATGTTAGTGGTGTAATTGGTGTTAATGGAAACCAATATGGAATTGATAAAACCCAATTAGGTACAGTCAATAAATTATCACCAATTATTATAAAAACTGATAATTAAATATAATAACATAAATTATTTCCCTATGGCTAATCCAACATTAACAATAATTGATGGAAGTAATACATTAGTAAGTGTTGCCCAACAATATTTTGATTTAGATAATTGTAAATATAAAGAAGAGCGTATTCGAGAAATTTTATATAATGATCTGGTTAATTTAAGAGATAGTAGTAAACTAACACCCGGTAAACAATATCGTATAATTGATTATGTAACAACAACTTCTCAGGAAGAAACGGCTTCAGCAGGTCATAAATTTGATATAATTGTAACGGCATTATCAAGAAACACGATTTCAGAAGACGCAAAAGCAATACAATCACATTATATGTCCGGGGTGATTTATAACTCGACACCCACAGTTAAATTTAATACAAGATATTATAATTATAAACCTGAAATATATACAATATATAATGTTGGTGTAGAGTATTTTAATAATTCAAAATTAGAAGCTTGGGAATTAAAATATTGTTTAGATAATGACACCAACAGATTTTACTGGGCAGATAGTGCTGGTAAAGGTGTTATTTATTACATGAAAGATGAATTTGGTAATGAGGCACCATATGATTTTAAAAATATATTATTTAAACGATATAAAGTAACTGGTTGTAATTATACTAAACCTACTGAAAAAATATTATTACCTACTGATATGTTTTGTGATGACATATATGGTAGTAACACATTAGATGATGAATTTGGTAATGATTGGTCCAAGTTTACTACAAATTGTTCACCCGGTAGATATCCTTTTTTTGCACATAAAAACAATTATATATTTAAATATGATACATCAATGTGGACTTATTGTTACACATTTAATAATTGTTTTACTGATTCACAATTTATGTTTTCGGATGCATCTTTATATGAAAGACAAATATCACAAAATATGAACCATATATATGAGGATGAAATATATGGTACCTCATATGGTGCATATGGTGAGTATGAAACGTCTTGCCCATATAATAATATTATAAAACCATATCATGTTCTTGTATGTTATGATGATGATGTTGTATACAATGTTTTAAAATTAAATAATATTGTATTTACTAAATATGACAATAGATGTAGTGATGCTACGGGTATCGCATATGCACAAGATGACACTAATGAAGATACTTCACCCGAAACGTTTTTAGGATTTTTATATAGTGTACATGATAATGTGATAGAAGAAGATTGTTATGGAATGACATTAGGTAATTATTGCTACTCTAACACGTTTGGACAATCTTGCTACTATAACACGTTTGGACAATATTGCTACTCTAACACGTTTGGACAATATTGCTACTATAACACGTTTGGACAATCTTGCTACTATAACACGTTTGGACAATATTGCTACTATAACACGTTTGGACAATCTTGCTACTATAACACGTTTGGACAATATTGCTACTCTAACACGTTTGGACAATATTGCTACTCTAACACGTTTGGACAATCTTGCTACTCTAACACGTTTGGACAAGATTGCCGCTATAACACGTTTGGACAATATTGCTACTCTAACACGTTTGGACAATATTGCTACTATAACACGTTTGGACAATATTGCTACTATAACACGTTTGGACAATCTTGCCACTATAACACGTTTGGACAATATTGCTACTCTAACACGTTTGGGAAAAATTGTATATATGATTGGTTAGGATTTGTTAATCATGACATAAATTCTGATAGTACAATAACTAAATATACTTCATGGACTACGGTGAAAAATAACCTTAAAGAAGGTAGTAATATCTCTTTTTGTAAATTTGATGATGATATATGCTATACTGGATTGGGTAATTATTCTAATTCTAATAATACATCAACACCTATGTATGCCATACGTAATGTTACAGTACATACTGGTTTATCTGGAGGGTACGTGTATATATATTCAACATATACAAACCATGTATTTAAATCAGGATGTATTCAATTAATACCACCATCAAGTAATAATTTCACTTATAGAAATGTATACGAACTTTATGCAAATAATTATTCTGCATTGTCATCAACTGTATATCAGCGACTAACCGTAACCTCTTTATGGGGTAAGAAAGAAGGAGAAAAATTTACACCAACTCAACAATATATAAAAGATAGTGCCCCAGACTTTTATTATGCATTTGTTTAATATAATAAAAAACAGTGAGAAAAATCAAATTCTCACTGTTTTTATTTCATTTTTAGGTCTATAACTTTCATCACAAACAGATGCATTGATAAAAGTAATACCACTTTGTTCAATAATTTTACCACCATCACCATGAATATGTCCAAACACGTGATATTTAGGTGGATTTATTATAGTATTTAATCGATCCAATAGTTCCTCACTCCCCAAATGTTCTTCACCAGTAGTATTTCGATATGGATTAGGAACATGAGAACAGTCCAAAATACCAAACGGAGGACAATGAGTAATCAAAATATCTATACCATCTGGAATATTAGAATAACTAAAAATTAATTCTTCGGAATCCCTATTAAATGCCCAGTTACAAAACTTAGGTTGATCGCCAGTTCCATATAATTTTAGAATTTCTCCATCAAAATCAAGTTCAAGTAATTCATTTTGAACATATCTCACACCCATATCAAAGTATTCAGGAGTTTCAAAAATAGACTTAGACATATCAACCCCAATAGATTCTAAATATCTATCATGATTACCGGGTGTAAACACTTTATATGTATATGGTAACTTAGAGAACCATGACAAAAAAGTAGTCAATTCCATAGTGTGATAACCTGATGTCATACAGTCACCACTACATATAATAATATCTCCATGATCAACATTTTCTGTTTGTAAAGACTTATTGATCAATTCATTTAGTTTAGTAGTAAAACCATGTGTGTCTGATATAAAAGTTACTATCTTCTTCATTTTATAATTAATTTACTTTAAAGATAACAAAAAATTCTAAGTATATTATATGATATAACAAATGGTCTACTTTTTTTTGTTATGTTTAGGTTATGATTGAAGTAAATACTATATATAATGAGAGTAATGTCGATACGTGTAAACGTATCAGTGATAACTTTGTTGATTTGGTTGTCACTTCTCCCCCATATGATTCTTTGAGGAATTATAATGGATATACATTTGAATTTGATACTCTTGCTCATGAATTATACCGTATTCTTAAACCCGGTGGAGTTTTAGTATGGGTAGTTGGTGATGCGACTATAGGTGGAACAGAAACAGGAACTTCATTTAGACAAGCTCTTTATTTTATGGATTGTGGATTTCTGTTACATGATACTATGATATATCAAAAAAATTCATCAGCATTTCCGGCCAAACCAGATTCAAAAAGATATACTCAGATTTTTGAATATATGTTTGTTTTCACTAAGGGTAAGATTAGGAATGACATACATTTGTTGTGTGATAAACCAAACAAATGGGCTGGTCATACGAACTGGGGAAAACTAACATATTATAGTAAAGATGGAAAGGATGAGAGGGATAATAAGATAAAACCCGTTCCTGAGTTTTCATTGAGGAATAACATCTGGACTTATACTACATCATGTGAAAAAGATAGAACAGGTCATCCAGCGGTCTTTCCCGAACAGTTAGCACAAGACCATATATTATCTTGGAGTAATGCTGGTGATATTGTTTACGATCCTTTTATGGGTTCAGGAACAACGGCCAAGATGTGTATTCTAAATAATCGAAAATATATTGGTAGTGAAATCAGTGAAGAATACTATAAGATTATTATGGAACGGTTGAATATAGTTGAAAAGTATGATGGTAAGGTATCATATAATGTAAACAAGAAAGAAAAAACGAAAAAAGAAGATGGAGAAGTCCCCTTATTTTAGTAAGATTATATATGTTGGTCAAGAACCATATAAAGTGATATTTTACCATAACATTTTTGACCGAAGTTGGGAAGTTAAAGAGGTGAGACCATGCGACAAAGTTTAGATGACATAATTGAATATAATGTTGATGACAGTCTATATTTGAAAAAGGATGAATTTGAGAAAAGGAAATATCTTAAAAATTCATTGAACATATGTTGCACAGTTGAAGGTGATAATGTTTATATATTTAATGACAACATAAAACCACCTCAGATATTAAAAATAAAACGAACTGATGAAGAAAAAAGGTTAAGACGGTTATATGGTGACAGTGGGATTAAGTTTGGTAGAGGTAAATATTTAGATGTCACAGACCAAGGGTTTTCCAATACCTTAACCACATTCTCTACTGATAATTATGTGTGGGATAGGAATTACAAAGTTAGGGAATTGACCAATCGAGAAACATTCAAACTAATGGGTGTGTGTGATGATGACGTTGAAACTTTGTTAAATACAGTTCCAAAAACCCAATGTAAAAAGTTAGCTGGTAATTCAATATGTGTAAATGTGATGTCAGAGATATTCAAAAAATTATTCTGTCAAAAATCTAACAATCCGGAAACATCACTCTTTTAATTTTGTTATCTTTACATTATGATTAAGAAAAAATATTATCGAATTAGAAAATTAACACCCAAAGAAATAGGAAGATTAATGGGTGTTAAGGAAGAAGATATTGATATAATGACCAACTGTGGAATTTCACATACTCAACTTTGTAATATGTATGGTAATTCTATAGTTGTTAATTGTATGTCCAATATGTTTGAAAAATTATTTATTCATAAACCTAAACAACAAGATGACGTTTTATGGTAGAATTTAACAAGAAACATCCATTAAGAGTATTCACAGCTTTCTCAGGTTATGATAGTCAATGTATGGCTCTCAATACTCTAAAAGAAAAATATGACTTTGATTATGACCTTGTTGGTTGGAGTGAGATAGATAAGTATGCCATCCAAGCTCATGATGCACTGTTTCCTCAATGGAAAGACAGGAACTATGGTGATATTAGTAAGATAGATTGGGATAATGTTCCTGATTTTGATTTGTTCACATATAGTTCACCTTGTTTTGTTGCGGGTACATTTGTTATGACTAAGAATGGTATGAAATGTATTGAAGATATTACTTGTGATGATGAGGTATTGACACATAAGAACAAATATCGTAAGGTCTTAGCACCTATGTCTAAAACTCATGGTGGTGTTATAATTAAAGTCACAACAACCAACTCTGATGAAATTAAATGTACTCCAACACACCCATTTTATGTAAAAGAAAATTTGGGTAAGAAAAAACCTAAGTGGAAATATGCTCAAGATTTACAAGTTACTGATTATGTAGGTGTGGCTATCAATAATGAATCCAAATTACCAAGAGTAACAGGATTAAACACACATTTTAAGATAGATACATTCTGGTTTGTTTTAGGTATGTTCCTTGGTCGAAATTGGGGAAATGATAACTCTGAATTAGCTAAGGAATTTGGTGAGTATTATTACAGTTTTATAGAGACTGACACGGCTAAGAAATATGATGTCGAAAAAGTTGTAGATTATTTTAAGACATTTGGTTCATCGGAGTCAGAGAAACATCTAACCAGTGACATTCTCAACCTACCTATTAAATTTCAGAAAGAAGTATTACATGGTATTATTGAAAGTGAGGAATTTTCTTTAATGGATCATAGTATTAAAGGTAGTATATATTCAACTAACAGAAAATTCATATATGAGTTAGCTCAGTGTGTTGCGAAGTCATACCAAAAACCATATATCATTAATGAAGATGGTGGTAAGTGGAAATTATGTTGGATAGACCTTGAAAAATATGGTTTCTATGAGGATGGTTATTTTTGGAGTCCTGTAAAACAAATATCCTCTGGTGGTGATAGTCAAGTAGAGGTATATAACATGGAGGTTGATAAAGATAATTCATATACCGCTAATGGTTGTATTGTCCATAATTGTACTGATTTTTCACAAGCGGGATTACAACTTGGAGGTACTGAAGGTTCTGGTACACGTTCATCTCTCTTGTGGGAATGTCGAAAAACAATCATTAAGAAAAGACCTAAATATCTTTTGTTTGAAAATGTGAAAGCTCTTGTTTCTGACAAATTCATTCACTTGTTTCAAAAATGGTGTAAAGAGTTGGAGTCTTATGGATATGTGAATTTCTATCAGGTGTTAAATGCTAAGGATTATGGTATTCCTCAAAATAGAGAACGAATTTTTATGATTTCTATTCTTAAAACAGATGATGAACCAAATCCCTACTATGAATTTCCGGAGAAGATTAAATTGAAAACGGAATACAATGACTATCTTGAGGATGAACCTGATGAGAGTTATTACATGCCACAAGAACGAGCTCAGATTTATGTTGACCATTTACAAGAAGATTACCCAGCTGATGAAGGGTTGAACTTAGAAAAAAACGAAGAATTATGGTAAAAGACAAATATTCAAAAAATAAACTGGTAAAAAGAATGATATGTGAATACCGAGGATATGGTAAAAATGATACTCGTGCTGGTTCACATTTGATTAAACAGTCTGATAATAAGGTTGTCTCTACTTTAACGACTTTTGTTGATTTTAATAAGGTGGTTGTCGAAGAATATGTCATTGAAGAACCGGATGAAACTGAAATCCAAAATTATGAAGACCTCAAGAAATTAGTTTCTAAATTCAACAAATCTTTTAAGGATGATGGATTTTTGTCAGTTATATCTAAAAATGACATCAAAATTCTTAAACAAATCGTAAAGGATGCTAAGAAAATCATAAAAGAGAAAGATTTTGTATCAGTTTCTTCTATTAAAAAGAAATTACTTGATATGACTTACGAAATTTATGGTCGAACATTTGAAAATAGTGACAAAGAAACAATAGATTTTATCAATGAATGCAATCATTATCTCTTATCCATCTAATTATGATTGGGAAGATTATAAGGAAGAACTAAAGGCGGCGGAGAGGGGAGAGATATTAAACTTCAAGGTAAGTAATTTCCCCACTAAGGTCAAAGAAGGTGATAGATGTTATATTGTTCACAAAGGTTTCATTAAGGGTTGGATGACTATATGTGGTTTTTCAACAAAGGAATTCACTTGTACAACAACAGGTAGAAAATTTAAGGGAAACTTTATTGAACGTAGTGGGAAATTTCATTATTTAGATGAAAAAATCCCATATAAAGGTTTTCAAGGTTTTCGTTACTTTGATCCAGATGACATAAATAATAATAAATAGGTAAAGATGTGGTCATTCAAGCCACATCTTTTGTTATGTTTAAGTTATGGAAAATAGAAAATATAAAATACTTAGTGAAATTGACCACATCCTTCAAAGACCGGGTATGTATATTGGTTCTGTTGTGACCGAGAAAAGTACCCAGTATGTTTTGGAGAATGGTAAGTTCGTTCAGAAAGAAGTTGAGTATAATCCCGGTTTCCTTAAATTGTTTGATGAAATTATCTCAAATTCAGTTGATGAAAGTAAACGAACAGGAACTAAATTAAACACTATCAAAGTAGATATAGATAAGTATGAAGGGACTATATCTGTTTTTGATAATGGTGGTATCCCTGTTAAACTGATGGAAGGTACCAAAGAATATATCCCAGCGGTTTGTTTTTCAAGACTCAGAGCAGGTTCTAATTTTGATGACACTGAAAAACGAACTTGGGTGGGAACTAATGGTATCGGTTCAGTTGTTTCAAATATCTTCTCTACATTATTCGAGGTAGAAACAGCTGATGGAGAAAAGAAATTCAGTATGTATTGGAATGACAACATGAAGAAACATTCCATGGCTCAGATTAAAAACACAATTCAACACTACACCCGTATCACCTACACACCTGAACTGAGTAGATTTGGAATGGATAAAATTGGTGATGATGTTTTGAAATTGATTGAAAAACGAGTATATGAAATCGCGGGGTGTAATCCAAATCTAAATATCTTCTATAATGGTAAAAAAATCCAAATCAATTCATTTCAAGATTACTGTAAAATGTATATCGAAGATGATGGATTATTACTGTATGAGGAAAATAAAGATTGGCAAGTTGGAGTATCAGTTAGTCCCACAGGTTCATTTCAACAAGTTAGTTATGTGAATTGTGTATATACCTATGATGGAGGTACACACTTGGAATATATACTAAATCGAATTACTCCTTTCCTTAGAGAGAAAATAGGTAAGAAATATAAAACAGATATACTACCCGGTCAGATTAAAAACCACATTTTCTTATTTATCAATTCAACGGTTTTTAATCCACAATTTAGTAGTCAAACAAAGGAAAAACTGATTACTGATATTAAGAATTTTGGAACAGAGATAAAACTGACTGACAAATTCCTTAATCAGATATATAAGAGTGAAATAACTAACTCTATTACTGATTGGTTAGACCAGAAAAAATTGGCCGATGAAAAGAAAGCCGAACGTGAAGTAAATAAATCCCTGTCTAAAATTAAAGTAGATAAATTGGTTGATTGTAAATTCGCGGGAACTTCTAAAAAACACCTCACCTCACTTTCAATTACGGAAGGTGATTCAGCCAGTGCAGGTTTCCGTAGATTTCGTAACCCTGAAACACAAGCACTTATTTCTATTAAAGGTAAAATCCTCAATACAAGAGATGCTTCCAAAGAAAAAATTAGGGAAAATAAGGAAATTCAGGGTATAATGTCTGCGATGGGTCTTAAATTTGGTCAATCTCCATTTGTGTATAGGAATGGAAAATTGTTTGAAGACAATCTCAGAATACATACTGTCAATATCTTGACAGATGCTGATACAGATGGTTCTAATATTTCAGCTTTGTTGGTCAATATCTTCGCTTGTTATTGGCCAGAGTTATTCAAGGAACATCGTATTGCTAAGATTGACACACCTATTCTGATAGTTAAACAAGGGAAGAAAGAGATTAAATTCTACTACAAGTCTGATTATGATGAATGGTGTGAAAAAAATGATGTGACAAAATGGAATGTAGAATATTATAAAGGTCTTTCTGCTCTTGAAGATAAAGATTATAAGGACATTATTCAAAATCCGAACATCTATTATTATGAGTTGGATGACATTGCCCAAGATGAGTTAGATATTTGGTTTGGTGGTGATTCAGGAAAAAGAAAGGAAAAATTAAGACAATGAGAACAAGAAATGTAACAGACTTTTTGAACAATGAGTTGAAAGAGTATGCGATAGATGTAATTGAGAACAGAGCCATTCCTTCTGTGATTGATGGTCTAAAACCAACCAGTAGAAAGGTAATATATGTCGCTAATAAAATATGGAAAACAGGTAATGAGAAACCCATGAAGGTGTTCCAATTATCCGGACAAATGGCGGCGGATGCATATTATCATCATGGTGATCAGTCGGCCAATGCGGTTATCACAGTAATGGGACAGACATTTAAGAACTCATTACCTCTATTGGAAGGAATTGGTCAGTATGGTTCACTTCGTTCAACCTGTGCCGGTGCTCCTCGTTACATATCAACAAGACTTTCACCTAATTTTAGAAACTTGTATAAGGATTTTGAATTACTTGAAAGTCGATATGATGAAGGACAAGAGGTTGAACCAATTTACTTCCTACCTATTTTACCAACTATCATATTAAATGGTACATCAGGTATTGCGGTTGGATTTGCGTCTAACATATTGAATAGAAACCCTAAAGATGTTCTAAATGCTTGTGTAGATGTCCTGAATGGTAAAAAGATGAAGGAATTAAAACCTTGGTTCTTGGAATTTTCTGGTACATACACAAGAGATAAAGACAATAAAAATAAGTGGGTTATAACAGGTAAATATGAAGTCAATAAGAATGATGTACATATTACGGAACTACCACCAAGTTGGACTTTTGAAAAATATGAAAGTTATCTTGACACTTTAGTAGATAAGAAAATCATTAAAGATTACGATAACAATTCGTCGGCTGGGGTTGATTATACATTAAAATTCAAAAAAGATGATTTACATGAGTTGATAGAAAAAGGTAAACTCGATGACATCTTGAAAATTAATGAAAGTTCAACTGAAAATTTGACCACACTTGATGAGTATGGTAAATTAAAAATCTTTGATTGTGTTGAAGATATTGTAGAGTATTTTGTTAATTTCCGTTTAGGTTATTATCAGAAACGAAAAGACTACATGATAGATAAACACAAAAAGGAATTAAATGAACTAACCAACAAAGCTAAGTTTATCAAGAATATCATAGACAAGAAACTGAATGTAAATGGTGTTAAAAAAGATGTAATTGTTTCATGGTTAGATGAACATGATTTTGACCGGATAGATGACAGTTATAATTATTTGTTGACCATGCCAATTTATAGTTTGACAAAAGAACGTTATGAAGAATTGTTGAAAAAGATTGGTGATAAGAAAGAACAGATAGATGACATTTCAAAGGAGGATCCAAAACAAATGTATCTTGATGATTTGAATGAGTTGAAGAAAAAACTAAAATAAAAAAAGGAGGTGGGTTTTTCCATCTCCTTTAATCATTTATAAACTCTCTATATTTTTTTACTTGTTGATTTCCTTCATGTACTTCATCATCTTTATTTTCTTTAGTTTTTTTGATTTTGTCCTTCCCAATATAAAAAACTAAAGTATTACTCTTACCATCATATTCTATAAAAAAATCGGTTTGATCACTTTTATATTTTTTTTTACATTCTTTTATCTCAGTATTGATATTCTTATAAAGTGTTTGGACACCACTATCAATTTCTTCAATAAAATAATTATCACGTGGACTACGCGTATTACCACAATTTATTATAAGACAACTATTAAATTTATCATCACCGTTTTTATTTTCATCTTCTTGTGTTGTTGTTTTTGTGGTGTTTACGTTTTTATTTGATGTTTTACCATCTTTAAATTTGTTATCAAATATCAAAAGATACAATTTTTGTTTATTTAAGTTTCTACTTATTGCATAAGTTAATAAACTTTTTAAACAGTTTTTTTTCAATTTTTCTTCTGGTGTTTCATTAGAAGTTCCAATATATTCATGTTTGAATTTGAATCCAGAACCGGCCGTTTTTACTTCTATATTTATATTATCACCACCATTTTCAACAATTATATCATCACCCTTATCATTTTTATTTACTTTTTTAACATCATTAAAAATTATAGGTAATAAAAATTCACCCTTACCAATAGTGTGTAGAGACTTTTTAAACCATTTTTCAAGTGTTTGCTGTAAGTCTTCTGGTATTTTGATACCTTCATTTGGAGTAGGTCTAGGTAAAATGTTAAGATGCATACAATCAAAGTCATTTTCTAAATTATCTCCTAATATTTTTTTCAATGAATTTGTTATATTGGTATTCAATTTGCCTGTTTCAATGTCATCATACATTTCATCTTCTAGTTCATCACTGCAATCATTAATTACTCGATCTACATAACTATATTTAATTTCTTTTTTTACATTTTTAATATTTCGTACGGCTCTGATAATCGTTTTCTTTAATGTTTCATCGGTGACTTCTTCTTCGGATTTATCATCTTTAATTAACATTATTTTATCATTTGTAACACTATAAGTTTTAGGTGTTCCATCTTCATCAGTTATATTAATTTTAAAGATATTTCCATTATTATCTGTTTCATTATTAACTGTAATATCTAAAGATGACTTTTCAAACACATAATCCTCAAAACATGGAATTATAAACATTTTTCTACCTTTCTTTATATGTATTTATGGAGATTTTGTTATCTTTAAGTTGTAATTAAAGTGAAATAATATGAAATTTGTAACAGATAGTTTTGAGTTCATTCCACAACAACCCGGAATTGAAGGTATGTATGGAATAATGGAACTCGCCGCCCGAACTTGTTATAAGACTGAAAACCTTATCAAAGAGGGAACTGCACATAAAATCATAGATAATGTCATAATTCCTCATGGACATACATCAGTCCTTGAATTTGGTACAGTTTATCTATATGGAATAATGGATGTTAGTTGTATATCTGATGGAAAAGAATGGTGGAGAAAATACCAAAAGGACAGATTTAGTCGAGTTTCTTTTGATGACCATATGGATTTGAGGGGTGTTTATATCACTACCACATATCGAACAATTATGCAGGGTGATTATACCGACCCAGAGGAAGCTATCAAAAATGGATTTGACAAGAACTGGAAAGATGATTTGAAGTATTGGTCTGAACCTACACAATATCACCATAAGAGATACTGTTATCGTTTTATTATGGATAGAGTAGGTAGTCAGAGTGTAGTTCGTCATCGTGGTGTGTACGGTATTTCATATGCTCAGGAATCAACCAGATATATCAACTATAACAGAGATAAGTTTGACCATGATATTTTGGTTTCACTTCCTCAAAAGTTTTATAGTCTTATTGAAGAATGGTCTAAGTGTGTTGATTCTCTGACTAATGAGGATTATTCTTATATAAAAGACCTATCCCTTGAAGACCAACTCATATTTTTAAGAACACATGATAGAGGTTGGGTATGTTATGAGGATTCTATGCAAGGAGCGAGTGATGATTATATGTATCTGACTGGTGTTGAAGGATGGAAACCAGAGGATGCCAGAGGTGTATTACCATTGGATATTAAAACTGAATTTATGATGTGTGCTTATCCGGAAGACTGGAAATTCTTCTTATTTAGACGAACTGACAAACATGCACACCCCCATATTCAAAAGATAGCTAATGAATTAAAAGATGACACATTAAAGAGATTTTAATTTTTTTGTTATCTTTACCATAGATAATTAATAAATATAAATGTGGTTAGTCAATTATTTCAGAGAATTAAAAGTTTGGAGAGTAGTCAAGAAAGTCTATAAGGAAAACCGAACAGAATTTGAACGTGTTGGTTTGAAATGTGACTGGTTCGGAAGATTGTATAAGGTTATCAATAGAGATGCCTCAATTCCACTTGGTTCTGATGAGGATGAAGAACTTTTAATGAAAGAATTAGATGAAATCAAAGATGTCTTGATAAAAACGAATGTAATGGATATCCTCGCTTATGAACTTATCCCACAAGAAGATGGTGATGAAAATAGTTTTGAGAATGGATATTTAGTTACTTTAACCCCTGCGTGGGATATAGCCAAACAATACGTAACCTTGAAGTCTTCTTTCTTCTTAGGACTCACAACTATTTTTTTGGTTTTCATAATAATAAGTTTACTTTGTTGTTTATGATAGACCTTAATTTAGTGAATGAGTTAGACCTAAATAAATTTGCAAGTAGTGTAATAAATAATATTGAAAATTGTCAGTATCTTAATTTAATATACGATCCTCTACTCGATAGAATCTGTGAAAGACACGAGTATGAAAAAACCTATGATTTGATAGTTTGGCACTGTGCAATTTGTGGTGAGAAAATATACACCAGTCTTAGACGCTCAGATATTGAGAACTTTGTTTGTGAAAAATGTCGTGAGACATATAATAATAAAAACAATGTAGTCGACAGACGTATATTAAACTCTCGCACGAAAATGTACACAAAAATGGAAGAAGATTTATATAAAGAATTAGAAGACAATTTAAGTAAAGGAAAGGTTGAACCGTGAGGTCCGACCTTTTTTATTTGTCCATAAATAAAATATACGATGTAAAAAGAAAGAAATTACATGAAAAAAGTTTTAGGTGGTAACAACACTTATACCAAATTAGATGATAATGTTAGTTTCTCATTAATCAGAACTAATCCTGTATTAACAACAAATGTGAAACTAATGTATGATGGTGATAATATTTATTTAGAATCTTATAATGCTGATACTAATCTGAGTACATTAGATTATAAACACAAGAAAGTGTCAAGTAATGGATTGTTTAACCAAGACATTAAAGATTTCTGGTCTGGTACAGTAAGTTCTATATATAAAACATATCATAAGTCATTAGATACAACTACTTGTAATAATGTAGATAATATATATGAAAATACTTATTGGTGTGGTGTAGAACCCATTATTTCTGAATTATATGACCAAGAATATGGTTGTATTGCACCATTGTATCTAAAAGAAAAGTTACCTACAAATTTCGTAATTTTTAAAATCGTAGACAGTGATAACACAGCAGGAAGTTTACTATCCGGTATCCATGATGAGAACAGTTTCTTCAAAAAGAACTTTACTTTATTGAATGACACTAATATTAAATTAGGTAGTTTGACAGCTTTTACCGATTTGAAATCAACATTAAATTCAGAATTCTTGAAATATAAATTAATTGATGAAACAACCGGACTATTTAAGAAAGATGGTATTATGCTTCTTGGTATTGATGATGAACAATCCAATAATGGAGATAACTCTACTAATAATACAACATTTTCTGATAGTGTCTATGAGGAAAGTGAGATAGAAAAATATTTTGGTATTGCTAACACTGATTATTCAAAAGATTTTTATGAAGAATGTCAGAAAGAACTTGAATCCAAATTAAGTCAGAGTAATTATACATCATATGACCTTACTGATAAAAATTCAACATTAGTAAAACAATATGGTTATAATTTGGATATTAGACCTTATGAACATTATAAGTATTCTGAAAGTAATGACTATATAGTTAATAGTGATATATTTGACAGTGATGGATATAGAATTAATACATATCATACAAATGATGATGAAGAATATTATAACAGGGATATCAAGTCTAATGTGTATTATGATTTGGTTAAAATATCGGAAATAACCGAAACAACAGATTCTGTTCAGACAATAACACACTTATCCACAGGATTAAGTAAATATATTGATGATTTTAACTCAAACCGATTAGTAAAAAGTTTTGATGGTTCAACTGTATACACTATTGAAGGAAATATAATTAAAGATAATGATGACAATGTTGTATATTATATAGATGATAAAGATAATATTTATAATATTTTTTCTATCATTAATACAGATGGACAGGGTGAAAATGTTGATGGTGTTATTAATATACTTATGACTTCATCTAATGATAACTCTACCAAATATTATTATCATGTGACATCATGTGGTGAACTATCATCAAATTCTTTTGAGTTTAATGATAAAACATATTATATAAATAAATTAGATAATGATAACTATAACTTGATAGTAGATGATGGTGATGTATATCCATTAAAAAACACATTGGAAGAAACATCATTTTACTATAACAATGGTACAATATATTTTGTTTATGAATTAATTGGTAAGAGAAATACAAGTGAAAACTATATTACCATAGATGATTCAGAAAAAATTAAAACATATGGTGTATATGATTATAATAATCAATATATATATTATTTAAATAGTGATTATATGATATATAATAATGAAATGATATTATATTCTAAATATTATGATTATATATCTAAATTAGGAAAATATGTGTTTCATGATGGATATGGAAATGATACTGAATATTTTGTATGGGATAATTACTTATATGATACTAATTTATCACTAATAACATCAAATGTTAAAAATACACCTGAAGATACTTATGTATTACTAGATTCATCAGAATATATTGAAAGTACAAAAGGTGATACTGATACATATATTTTTGAAAATATATATAATGGTGATATTAAAAAAACATATGAGTATTTTGATGATGTAACTAGACAATTTAATGTAAAGATTGATGGAATTGAATACAAAAAAATAAAGGGTGAAGAAAGTGGTTTTAGTTATCTAAAAATAAGTGATATCGTATGGTGGTTTATTGATGGTGATACAGATGATAGTGAGACAAAACCTACAATATATAACATACAATATGTGTATAATATTAATAACAGTGAAGTAAGAAATATTAAAAATGAATTATGTCTATTAAGAACATATTTTGATGAAGGCTACTATCATTTTTATAAGACTACTTTGTGTCTTGATATTATACAATCTAATTATAGTGATAAATTCATATATAATGAAATTGAATATACCATCACATATAATAGTGATAACACAGTAAACACCATATCTACAGGTAAAAGTGTATATGATGAATTTAACACAGTAACACCAGATGAATTTTATATAGATAATAATAAAATATACTATATAGATGAGGAACCTTGTATGGCATCTGAATACGAAACAAACAAATCTGTTGGTTCACAATGGGAACCAAGTATTGCGTATTTTTATACAAAACACAAGATATGTAAAATTGATGATAATATCTGTTATATATTTTTATCTGATGTTTCAAAGATTTTAACAAATAGTGATAGAAATGTATATATCGTAGAGTATGAAGATTCTCTTTATGATAACTATTATAAAAATGCAATAATGATTTTACAAAATGGTGATGTTATTTATGGTAAAACTTATACTTATAGGCCTAAACAACCATCTAATAGTCATGTACGCCCTAACCTAACTTGTGAGTTTTTATATAACAATGAAATTATCAATTTAGTATACGGTCGTGACTCAACTTATAAAATATCTACTTTTAATATTAATTTTAATACAGATAATAAAATAACATATACATCAGATGAAGATGGATATATTGTATATAATGGTATTCAAATATATAAACTTAATACTAATTGTATATATACAGTCATTGATGATGGTAAATATAATTATATAGATGTGACAAAAGTAGAAGATGTTAAAAGGACATATGTATGTGATGAGGGGTATCTATTACCTTTTTATCCAAGTAAAATACGAGTTGATGAAGATAAAACAAGTTATGTAGATGTTATTAAAAATGATGATCAATATCTTATAAATTTTAAATATAACGATATATATTCATCAACATATCATTATTATTTTAATAAGGAAAACCTTTCAACAAATAATGTATACATACCTGTATATTCATTCAAAAAAAATACATCTACGGGTAATTCAGATATATTAGGTTATTTTTATACAACATACAATACTCTCGTAAAAGGATATTGTATATATAGTAGTACAAATACTCGTAATCCATTATATCAAACAAGATTAAAGAGTTATAATGCTTTGTATAAATATTCAACCACACAACAAGTATATATGTGTGAAACTCGATCCGGATTTGAATATAATAATAATTTTTATATCATACTTGATAAAGTAGTTAATGATATACAAATGGTTATAACATATAATTCAACTTCAAATAAATTTGAAGTTTCTGGTTATTACTATGATAATAAGTATTATGATTTAGAAAGTATTAATAACGGACAAACAGTGAAACCTTCAGGATACTATATTATAAGATCAACTTTTGTCAAAGTTAATACTAAAGATATAGATATGTATATAGATATCGAAGACATCGATAAAATAAATAAGATTGAAGATGAGTTTGATAGTGTATATATTAATGAACAATTATTATATTTAAAAGATACATCATTAGACACAGATAATGGATTATATAATAGTTATGGTAATAAATGTTATAAAATTGATAAAGTTAATAATACTGTTAATTTATTTGATACTAAAATATATGATGTTTATAATTATTATTACAATGATGTAATAAGTCTTGTTCAATATGATAATGATTATGACTGGTATACACTTCAAGTTTGTGATAATAGTAAATTAATAAAAAATTACACAAGTGGGTATGATGATTTTGAAACACCAACAAGAACAGGTATATCATTTTATGAATATAGATTAAATGAACAAAGTAATTATAAAAACTCGTATATAACAAAAACCCAATATCAAACATTAAAGACACAATATGAAGATGTATTAAAATCTATTATTTCAACATATATTACAATAGACTATTATTTATCAAGTCATGATAACACCAAAATAAAAGATTTATATAAAAACATTATAAAATTTGATGAATATGAAAAAATATATAAGAGAAATAAGTATGTAAGTCCTGTTAATACCTTCAAAAATGATATTGCACTACAAAAAAGAATATCAAAAAAGAAGAAACATATTTATAAACTCAAAAGTAGATATTGTAATATTAAGAATGGAGGGAAGGTCTCAAAAAAAGCTAATTTAGAAAAAATAGTCGAAAAATTAGTCGAAAATAGTGTTATTTTAGCTACTGATATTTACATTTTATCACAAAAGATGTATAACAAGGATTTAGACCTCGAAAATCCTTCTGTTCAATGGGCATATACTTGTTTCAAAAATCAATACTCAATAGAAGAAAGGGTAAATTATTATAACTTATTTTCAAAGAGGTTATCTAATTATACGATAAATAAGTATGGTAAAAAAGATGGTATTTTGGGGTTGATAAAACAATCTGAAGACCTTATTACATATTATACGAGAATTTCTAATGATGCATATGAACCCGATGATTACTATGTTTATATTAATGGTGATAATAATATTTCACTTCTTGAAGACTATGAGTATGATATTTTACAGAAGTCAAGTATTGTAAAGAATTTTGATATAAGTGAAAATAGTGTATTAGGTCAATATATTAGAAATTATATTAGTCAATCTGGGTTTAATTTTGACCAACCAATGTATGTCAATTTTGATAATAAACAAATATATTATTATGGAATTGACTTATCAACTGGTGTGTTAACTCAGAAAGTAGTTGATTTTGAGGATAACCTAATAAATGCGGACAATACAATTACCCGTATGGATGACTATATCACAACCGGGTATGAAAAAAATGGACTTGTTTATCCATACATATTAAATCTTGAGTTCTTATTTGATGATGCGGATGATAATTACAAGTTCTGTAGATATTATGGAATGTTCTGTAATACTGTCGACTTGTATGAAAACATATATGATAAACAAGAAGATATAAAGACATTTTCATATAAACCAAAAGTTACATCTAATTTTGGACTTCTATATGAGAGTAAAGATATGGTGGATGAAGGAAAGAAAAAAACTTCACAAATTGTTAAAATACAAGATATAAACAACAAAAATAATATCTTCTATTCTGATGGTCAGTCTGTGTTCTATGCTAAGGATAAGTATAACACATTATATAAGTTACCTCACACAAGAGAAACTTTATATTCAAATGTGATATCTTTCAATAAGAATACATTTGATAAGGCACAAGTTTTGATTAATAGTTACTTAAATGATACATATAATTTTCCAAAGGTAAGTTATAGACACATTTCAGATAGTAGTATTCAGAAAACATATTTTAACTATGTGGATCCAACTGATGTATTTAATTCAGTGGGTAATGAAAAAATGTTTGGATATAAGACTGAATATGTTTCCGCAGGTTGTCAATATCTTAATGAATATGGGTATGCTTCTTTTGGTTTCATAGTAAATAAGAATCCTCACAATGCAACAATGATTCGTATCAGAATAAGTGATATGTCAGGAGATACACCCAATACTGAATTTGAACTTAAACTGGTTGCTCGTGAAGAAATTATAGACAGTAATAATTATACCGGAACTTATCAAGGAAGTGTGGATAAATATTTCCCTGATAAAACCATTATGACCGCTGGAACTATACATGAAACTGATAACTATGTCTTTTTCAGTAGTAATGGTGATGTGTCCCAAATAGCCCATGCGATTTGTGAAGCTGTTAATTCTTATGTTGGTGATGATTACTATATAGATGCATATTACAATTCTAAGGGAATGGTTGTATTTAGATATAAGTATCATGGTTCCAGATATAATGGTAATGTTGGATATGGTAAAAAAATTGAAGTTATATTTGATGGAACTTATATCTACCAAAATATAATCACTGTAATTGGTAACAGATATTCAAAATCTGATGCCGATAATTACACATATACCTTTACTGGTGGTAATGATAATATGGATACTATGTTCTTAGTACCTAATTCAGACATTGATATTATAACACATGGTAATGGTGAGGAACGTTTCATTAGAACATATAAAGATAATGAATATGCTCGTATTTTGTCGATTGTTCCTTATGTCAAAGATGGTGTTGTATCTCCTGATTATAGTGTGATGTCAACAGATTCAAATGGTAAGTATATCTACATTAATGACTTAAAAAAAATCGAACTAAGAGAAAGATACTATCCTAAAATTGGCGTGTTGAATTTCTTCCCAGTTAAAGATTTCGATTTTGATGTTTTGTATTCTTTTTATGGTGAATCTACATCTTTGAATGATGAAATAGATTTGAGTTTGAAACGTTTACAATTACCGCATACTGTAACTAACTGGGTATTGGATACAGGTGATTCTGATGTTGAGATACAATCTGATGATATAACCACTTATTCAGAAGATACAACCACAACTAATAAAACGTGGAAAAAAATATCAGAAGTCATCAAAACCACAAATGTTACTTCACTGAACAATTTAACATTATATAAGTTCATCAATTCATCCGGACTTACTTTGACAAATGAATATAGTTACTTCACTGAATATGCACTTCCTACAATAAGTACAGTAAGTAAAACTGTTCCATATATAAGTAAATGGGGATATATTGGAGAAGGTAGAGATAGTTGTGAAAATATATACAGATTAAATATGAGCAAGGTATTTGGTAGATTAAATTTCTCATCTGATACTTTCTCATTGGACACTGACATTAATTCATATACACATTGTTTACCTTATTATGTTATTCCTAAATATATGACAAACAGACAAGGTAAGTATGAAAAAATAGTATATCCTTTTGATTCTGAGTTCTATCAGTATATTGATTATGGTCATGTCGGTAATGATTTCATAACAGATGACATTTATGAATACATTGAACAATGGAAGAATAAATTACTAAACTTTACAGATGATGATTTTTATGAGATGTTTGTAGAGTCTGAAGATAATAAACGAACTAATAAAAAATATTCAATTATTAGTGGTGGTAATTCGATGTCAAATACATATACAATGTTTAGAGGTGTGAGATTTGACATAAAGGAAACTGTTAAGAAATACAATAATGGTAAGACTGTATATGTGAACAATTACACAGGTAAATATAATGGGTATAAATTCTCTTATATTTTCATACCTTTATATACAAAAAATGATGTATTTCCAACCAAAGTTTATTTTGTGAAGAATGATAACTGTAAGTTTATTTGTGGGTTACAATTTGTGAATGTTTATAATTCTAAGATGTTCAGAAACACCAATATCATAAATCCAACTGATATTCTTTTTAATTTGACATATGTCTATAACATGATTAATGGTAACTTTAGAAAAACCGATAAACAAATTTCAACATTTAAGAAAATAAAATGGAATCATAATAGATATTACACTAAAGATAAAGAAACTGGTGAAAAGACATATGTAATTATGGATAATGTGTTATATTCTGAAAATGTAATTTCTGATGATGAAAAAATAACACCAGAACAAAAGATGGGATATAAATATACTGTAGATGTAGAACATGAAAACTTAAAAAAAACTAATTATATTAAGAAGTATGGATATCTATATTTTTACATGAATCCAATGTTGTTAAATCAATATGTGAGTATTATAAATCCTGAATATGATTCTTATAGTGAAAAATATATAACTAACCTAACAACAGAAGGTTTGTATATAAATTCAATATCCATGAGAGATTTATTTGAACAACTATTGTCAGATACATTTAACTTATACAATATTGAACTACACCTTAATGATAAGACATATTCAAGAAAAGATTTGACATATTCAAATGAGTATTTATATGTTAATGATGATAGTTTTGAATTAGTTGATGGTCAAAAGATATATATGTCACTTGTTGTTTATATTGATCCAAATTATTTAGATGCATTGTATAAATATGATGAGACTAATGGTGATGATAATATTGAAACATTGTGTAAATCATATAAACAAATATGTAATACTTTAAATAATTACAATTTTGATGATGAAGAAATATCTAATATCTATAAAACATATTCAAGTCATCATTTGAAAGAATATATAAACACAGGTACAAATATTGAATATTTATCATCTTCAAACATAACTGATAAGACAAACATAGATTTTAACATTTATGTCCAAGAACCTTCTAAAATTAACACATTAGATTTGTTTGAAAGTGAAGTTGATGAGAATGATGAAACAGTTAGTCTTGTTAATAAATGTCAACAATATATACAAACGGTATATAGATATAATGGATATTATGAACCTATTGTGAAAGATATAATTTTTTATAATGACATACAAACAACTGATAACAGTATGAGATATACAAATTCATCTTTTGATATGAATTATTCTGATGATTATGGTGAGTTTGGTGTTATTAAAAATCTATATTATCATATGTATAATAGTTCAAAATTACTAAGTTCAAAAAGTCGAAATCCATTGTCCGGTGACTTTGCACTTAGAATGGAAGATTATAATATATTCTCTAATATTGGTGGCTATGATACATCCGGAAATCTTCAATGTATAAAAGATGATAAGAGTATGTTTGGTTCTAAATATATGGGAACTCCTTTAACAATTAATATTCAAAAACTAAACAAAGCCATATCTTGGAAGTCTTATACTACAGATTATAGTATAGATAGTTCAGTTGATATGGTTTATAAAGAAACGAATAATGTAGTAGTAGAGTTCTATTTATATCTGAAGAATCGTACATTCCGTTATTTCAATACACACCCAGTATTAAATAAATCATTAAACTATATAAAAGATGTTTATCTAAGTGAATATAGTGGAAGTAAAAAAATTCAATTATTTGAGGACTTTAAGAAACAATATATCGAAAAAAATATTATTAATCTTTATATGGTTGATACTGTTACATTATGGGTTAGATCAAAATTAGTAGATGTCAATAATGAAAGTATTAATAATAATTATACTTCATATATTGGGTACACAGAGACAAATCTAATTAAAAAAGGATTTGAAAAAGTAAATACATATAAAGTTGAAACATTGGATGGTGATTATTTCAATAGAAAGATTACATATTATCTGAAATATGGTTATCGTGAAGACTTTGCATTTACATATACATTGAAAAAAATCTAAAAAAAGGAGAGGATTAATTTCCTCTCCTTTATATATTTAATATAATACCATGTATGGTGTTGCACCTGTTATACCATATACTCTTGGTATTTGTCTTGGTTGGGCTATATAATAATCTTCATCGTCTATTAGATGGTATTTTATGTTATTACGATATGGATATACTGTACTATTACATAAATCAATATACACATCTACACCATTAACAACAAATGGACCGATATAAACATTTCGTTTATAGGTAAGACATTTTATAGAATTTACTACGGGACTATATCCGTCTAGTAAAATTTGTTGTGTTAAATCTGATTTCCATAATGTTTCTAATTCTGGTCCCGCACCAACAAAATTAAGTAAGACTCCATTTTGTGTGGTATCATCTGAAAGACTCCAATTATTCACAGTTGTGTTTGTATAACCACCAACAATTTTCGCAGGAGATGAAGATTTTGATGATGATGTTTCATCATCAGAACTATTGAGGTCACTATATTTAAAACTACCAGAAGAAGTATACACAAATCTACCATTTATATCAACGGTTGTTGTAAGTGAAGTCTGTTCACAATAACATAACATATAAAATGGATTATAACTTGAGGTATCAGTACCAAGTGTAAGTTTTATAATATAATAATTTCCAGTACATGGTACTATAGGTGATGTTAATGTTGTTTGTTGTTTCACACCCAAATTAGTTAAAACATCCTCTAATTGATATGTATAATTTATTGTATTTGCATCAACACTACGACCATAATATACAACTTGTCCATACTCATTACTTATTTTTTCAGTATAATAATCATATTCACTTCCTTTATTTTTACTAACATAAAAAGTATCATCTGTAATGTGATATGTAGTATTCTTTATATTATATGAACCATTAAACGTCACATCACCATTAAATGTTACACCAGAACCAAATGTAACAGATGAATTAAAATGATTTGTACCATCCCATGTGTTGGTGCCTATTGAAGAAATTTGTGATGCGATATATAAACCTCCACTATTTATATTAATTCGACCATTGAAATTTACTAAGTTAGAAAATCTACTTGAACCATTTATATTAATTTGACCATTGACAGGAATAGTTAAATAATTTACAGTAATATCATCATTAAATATATATTTCCCAGTAAAAGAAACTTCACTTTCTGTTGATACTGTTCCTTTGAGGTCTATAGATCTAATTGTCGGTAACTTAATATCTAAACGAGGTTTATCACCAAACGTAACATTACCATTAAGTGTTACATCACCATTAAATGTCGTATCTGTATATTCATTAAACTTAATTTCTTGATTTTCTTCACCACCATAACGATCAAAAGTTACGTTTCCGATACGAGTATAACCATCAAAATAAACATCTCCAATAGATGATAGTCCTTTAACTGCATTGACTTCTTTTAAAACCTTTACTGAATTATTAACTATAATTACATCACTTTTACTTCCATTATAACTTGAAATATAATCAGTATATAATTTGTTCATATATATTTTAGGTGTAATAAGTTTAGTTGATACTGATAATTGCTGAGTGTCTATTTTATTACACATAATGTTCGTACCGCTTAATGATAAATTACCCTCAATCATAACATCACCAGTAAATGTAGTTATTGATGTATCAAGTGTTATCTTGTTTTTACTAATGTCGATTTTGGATGTTTCACTACCAGAAGAATTTAATGCACCTATTTTTATGTTTCCGGGTTCATATCCTTCAATAAAACCAAATTGATGTGATGTGTCATTATCAGTATGTTTGTGACCTATATTTAATTTTGAGGTGGTAAAATATGTAAATATATTATCATTTACATAGGTTTTTATCCATTTCATAATTGTATCTGACGAATATTGTCCACCAGCTTTACCTGTCATACCTGTAGCTCCGTGTTCACCTTGTTCACCAGTCAATGTTATTTGATCTGATAATTTAATATTACCTTCTGAATATCCATCAACTGAACAGATTGTTGAAAGTTTTTTATTACCACCATATGTATAATGAGTAACTACAATGTCACCAATTAAAAAATCAGAGTTTATTAAATCCTCTTTTATGGATTTATTATAATCACTAACTGATATACTATTACCTTTATCAATATATTCAAAAGTATGTATAGATTGATGTGGTTTAATTAAAATCACATCATCATTAGATTTATTTGCTTTGTCGCTTATGTCACTAAGATACAGTTTAATTTTCGCAAAGTTACTATTTAATTTACTTATTAAATTAGATATTGTATCCTGACTATCTATGTTTATAAAACTTGTATATTCAGTTCTGTCCATTGAAATTAACAAAATTTAATCTATTATATTATATTTATGATGAGTCCTTTGTTATGTTTATAATAAAAAACATATAGATATGTCTACAAGATTAAAAACTTCAACTTCTGAGGAAATACTTCGGTCAGTTCCTCTACCCAGACGGACAATAAGTTATACACCTGTTCCAAATGAGTTAATTTTTGATATTCTTCATGATAAAATGAATGAATATGGTCTTTCAGTAAAACAATCAGATTTAACGATGTCCACTAATGGAAAACGTTTCATTGGTTTGTATGATATTGAAAGTCAAGATAGTGAGTTAGGATACCGTATAGGATTTAGAAACTCATATGATGGTTCTATGTCATTCGGTATGGGTGTTGGTTCTGTTGTTTGGTTATGTTCTAATGGAATGGTTCATGGTGATATTGCTGAGAAACGTATCCATAGGGGTAATGCCGACAAAGATGTTGAAGAAATCATCAAGATTGGTTTGGAGAGATACCAAATACAACATGATGAAAATCTCAAAATCAAAGAGAACTTAAAAGAGATTTATTGTGACACTAATGACATATATAAAATTGTTGGTAAGATTTGTGTAGGTGGTATCATGAATGGAAATGAGATTAATCGTTTCAAGAATGAGATAACCAATAGTAAATTATTTGACAACCTCACTTTACATCCAGAAGGTTTACATGCTTGGGATTTGTACAACCATTCTACTGAAGTGTTAAAGAAGTCATCATTTAGTTCATATTTTGACAAACACAATCAGGTTCATGAATTATTCTTAAATGAATTTTCTCTATGAAGACATTAAGATTACCAGTTAATGAAGGATGGTATAATCTAATTGTATCCGGTCAAATAAATTGTGATTATAGGGAAGTAAAACCCTATTGGACAAGTAGATTGGAGGATAAAGTATATGATATTGTAGAATTTTACCATAGGTTTAAGAAGGATGTGAAACCTGTTCGATATAAATTTGAATGGATAAATAAACAACATCTTAAAAATTACGACAAATTAGTTTATATTATTAAATTTGGCGAAAAGGTGGAGTAACTGGCCACCTTTTGTTATTTTTAAGTTAAACAGAAATTTAGATGAAGTATAATAAAGAGAAACCTCTAAAAGTTTTTACAACTTTCTCAGGATATGATAGTCAATGTCTTGCTCTCAAAAAGGCACACATTCCCTTTGAATTAATTGGGTGGAGTGAAATTGAGAAACGAGCTATTGATGCACATAATGTATTGTTTCCTGAATACAAAGATAAAAATTATGGTGACATTTGTAAAATAGATTGGGAAAATGTACCTGATTTTGATTTCTTTACTTATAGTTCACCATGTCAGAGTTTTTCAATCGCTGGTAAAAAACTGGGTGGTGAGGAAGGTTCTGGTACAAAATCATCTCTTTTGTGGGAATGTAAGAAAGCCATCGAAATCAAACGACCTAAATATTTGATGTTGGAAAATGTTAAGAATTTGGTTGGTAATAAATTCTTCCCCACATTTAAGAAGTGGTTGGAATTTCTTGATTCACTTGGATACACTTCTTATTGGAAAGTGTTAAATGGAGCCGACTTTGGTATTCCACAAGCACGAGAAAGGGTGTTCGTTGTGTCTGTACTTAATCCTGATGGTGAATTTGAATGGCCAAGACCTATTAAACAAACCAAGTGTATGAATGACTTTTTACAGAAACCAAGTGAGATACCTCCTAAATGTTATGTTAGTCAGGTATGTACTGATGAATATGTAAAAAGTAATCCAAATATCTTAAAATTCGCTGGTGAAACAAATGATGAGGAATTTGTAGAAAGGGAAGTTACTGATTCAGGTAAATATGCTGAGGTTGTAAAAAAAGGAAAACAAACAGATTTCGTATGTCAAACAGTTAAGGACTTTGATGAGGAATTTGAAGAAAACATATTTGGTGAAAAACCTGATGAAGTTGAAGTTGATATGTATAATAAGATACTTCAAATAGGTAATATCCGAACAGACAGAGCAACATTCCCAAATCCACAGTCAACACGTATCTATTCACCAAAAGGAGTGGCACCTACATTTACATTAGTATATGCTCCCTTAATTTTGGTCAAAGAAAATGGTCAATATAAAGTAAGAGAAACTACTGGTGTTGAGGAAATGCGTCTGATTGGTGTTGAATTTGATGATGTACAAAAATTAGTTGACATGGGATTGGATAACACAAAATTATGTAAACTTGCTGGTAATTCTATCGTAGTAGATGTAATGTCAGCATTTTATAAAGAAATGATAAAAGTTTAATTTATATAATAATCAAAATGGAAACCGTTAGTGATACAATCGGACAAAGTAAATTTACAGTTTGGGATAACGAGAAAACACCTCTTAGAATTTGGCCATCAAGATTGAAAACTCTAAATTGGCATGGAATGAAGACACAAGATGTTTTTCAGTTTATTAAAGATAATCCTGATCGATTTGAACCATATGTGTATGACATTCTAACTGTAAAAAGTGACCAAGAATTACAAGAACAATATCCTGAATCTTGGACAATATTACATAAGGAAATGACCGCTGGTAGATTGAGAGGTCGAACCCCATTTGACTGTGCTCAGGATATTTTGGGTGATGCTGTCTTTACTGAAATTCTTGAACAAAGTATCATGAAGTATGCGACAACTTTTCGTATTAGTAAAAATTCAGATGATGATAAAGTAGGTTTTCACAAGGCTACACTTGAATGTGACTTTTATGTCAATGGAGATATGCCTTTGGAAATGAAATCACTACACACAAAATATTGGAATTTTACTACAAACCAGATAGAAGTTCCCGCAAAAAATGCAAATGCTATCTTTAAGAAGTATGATGAGAAGGGTTATAAATACAATTACCTTTTCTTTGATACATTTAGTGCTAATATTTGTATCGTTAAATGGGATGAAAAAACATATAATGATGATGGTAGTGTGGTAATTAAAAATCCTCGAATTATACCTTATAGTTCACGATTCAACAAGACTATGGACAAAATGGGTAAAGCTATCGCAGATGAAATTAAAACTAAACTCATAGATAATAAATGATAACCGAAGTAAAAATAATTAATAAATCAAAATGGTCACTCCCTGAATATAAAACTCCTTACTCTGCTGGTATGGATATTCGTTCTAATGAGAGTGAACCAAAAGAAATAAAACCCCTTGAACGTTGTCTGATTAAAACCGGACTATTCATTCAACTACCTGAAGGATATGAAGCTCAGATTAGACCTCGTAGTGGACTTGCTTGTAAACAGGGTATCACAGTGGTTAATTCACCCGGAACGATTGATAGTGATTATACTGGTGAAATTATGGTGTGTCTAATCAACTTATCCAACGAAACTGTTACTATTAATGATGGTGATAGAATTGCTCAGATGGTAGTGTCTAAACATGAAACCGTTGAGTGGATACCTGTTGAAAAACTTGATGAAACCGAACGAGGTGATGGTGGTTTTGGTCACACTGGAGTTCGATAAAAAATAAAGTGGTCTTAATGTTGGCCACTTTTTATTTTTTCTAAGATTTTTTCAATACAAACATCTAAATCTGAACTGAATATTTCTAAAAAGTTAAGATTATTTTCTTTGACTATTTCTCTTTTTAATGGATCAATGACTGTCCATGTTTTAACGGCCACTCCATATTGAGGTTTGGTTAATGATAATTTTTTCCACTTCTCTACTAAATTAATATCTTCTTGATTATCTTTATCGAATGGATGGAAACCATGTGTAAAATAGCCTTGTATCTCAATTCTTAGGTCAAAATCTGGAAGGTAAAAATCACAATTAAAAGGATACTCTGGTCTGTTATACTGATATTTAAATTTATAGTTATTATCAATAAAGTATTGTATCAATTTCTTCTCGATTAGTGATTTACCATAAGTATCATTCTTATGTTTGGTTTTTTGTATCTGTTTTATGTTGTTGTAACCAGAAAAACCATATCTTTCTAATTTGGTTGATTTCATTTTTTCCACCATGTCTGTCATTTCATCAGATGTTTTTAGTGACCAAGTTTTAAGTTGTTGATTTATCTTCTCCTGTGATTTATTATTACAGTTACTACAACAATTTCTATATCCAAATTCACCATGTAGATGAAACTTACATTTACAACCACAAATGTTACAATGACCTAATTTAAGTGAAGAGTCATCCATTAAAAAATGATATAGTTTTTCATAGAATTTTAGTCCGGATACATCACCGAAAAAGTTAAAATTTTGAAAATCTTGATATAATTCAGGAAATAATTTTTTGAAACCGTTTTCTCTTTTTAGATGACCAGTTCTATCTAACTTATTGTAACATTGATAAAATTTCAAAACATCAGATTTACTTTTGGGTGAAAATGATGTTGGAAAACCGTATTCTAATAATGATTTCATAGTATATTTACGGAGCTTTTGTTATCTTTATAGTGAAAATATTTTGAAATTTAATTACATAAACATATGTCAATAAATAATCTGGATAATATTTTGTGGACTGAGAAATATAGACCTCAGAACCTCAAGGAACTAATCATTCCAAAACGAATTAGGACTATCTTTGAAAATGGTGTAGTCCAGTCAATGTTGTTTTATGGTACCGCAGGTATTGGTAAAACATCCGCCGCCAAGGCACTCTGTAAGGAATTTGGTCATAATGTATTGTATTTGAACTGTTCTGACACTAATGGTGTTGATACGATTCGAGATACCATTATGGACTTTGCGATGAACCAATCAATTCTCCACTATGACAATCCAATTAAGGTAGTCATTATGGATGAGTTAGACGGATTATCATCACAAGCCTTTGCAGCTCTTCGTGCGACAATGGAAAAGTGTGCCACCAATACCAGATTTATAGGAACTTGTAATTTCATTCAGAAGATACCTGAACCTATTCAATCACGTTTCCAGATGATTGATTTCAATTTCACAAGTGAGGAAGTGGGTGAGATTAGAATGGGACAGTATAAACGTATTGTTGAGATATGTAAGAAGGAAGGAATGACCATTGATTCACATGCTGGTGTTAAAATGGTTCAGACTTATTTTCCTGACTGTCGTTCAATGGTGAATCATCTACAAAGGTTCAAACTCGAAGGAAAGACAAACCTCACAGAGAATGACATTAAGAGTATCGAGTGTGAATATGAGGAACTTTATGAAATGATACTTAATGATAATGACCCGGTTAAGAATTATGAGTTTGTGATGAAGAACTACTCAAATTCTGTTCCTGAAGTCATACAATCACTTGGTAATCCATTTATGACTTATCTGTTAAAATCTAAGTCACCAATGGTTAAAATGTTACCTACAATCGCTATCACAAATGCCAAGTATCAGAGTAATTTGAAAAACTGTATTGATCCTGTAGTTGTTTTGTTAGCACACATTTATGAACTACAAGGACTATTACAAAAAGATAATGAGTAAATTAAGGTTGGTTAAAATCCAACCTTTTTTAATAGATTAACATAACTACTGTATCATATTTGTTATGTTTAATATGTAAATTTAATTTTTAATAATATAAAAACCGAATTAAATGGGTAAAATTTATGAAGATGTAAACACTGAAAATGAAGAAGTGGACATCACAAAAGAAGCGTTCAATACATTTTTTAGTGTTACAACTACCTATGCTGAGAGAGATAATATTTTACATAGAGATGATGAGATTGCTCGTCTTGACAGTATCTTAAATAAATCCTCAAATCGTTCAGTTCTTTTGGTGGGTGATAAAGGATGTGGTAAGACTTCTATCATTGAGGGGTATATTTCTAAAATGGTTAAAGAATACAAACAAGATACAGTCGCTACCATTGATTATGACAGAATTTGTGACATTGTAAATTCACCGGGTGAGTTTTCTACAATGATTGACACTATTGTTTCTGTCGCTTGTGCTGAGGATAACAACATCATCATTCATTTAAGTGGATTAGGACACATTCTTGATAGAAATGTGTATGGAACAGGTGGTTTTACTTTCGTCAATCGTGTCGTAAATGCAATTAGAGACCTTGACATGAGAGTAATTGCCACTGCGACTACTGATGAGTATAATGATATTCGTGATGAGTTTCCTTATATTCTTGATTACTTCACTGTTATCAAAGTTACTGAGTTGACCAAGGAACAAACGGTTGACATCATTGATACCATTTATGATAACTATGAGGAAAATTTCAATCTTAGACTTCCTGACAACATCTCTAATTTGATTTGTGACAATGCAGAGAAATATGTAAAAGACAGACCTTTCCCTGAAAAAGCTGAGTGGTTGTTGGATGAAGTTTGTTCAAAATTGTCATTGAAACGTGGAGTGGATCCTAAATTGATTAAAATAAGTAAGGAACTACTTGACCTACGAAATGAAATTGGTGAGAAATTGACCAGTAAAGGTACTTATGAGGAATGTAAAGAATTGAATGACAAAATTGAAAACCTCACCAAACGACTTCTAAAATTGAAGGAGAAACAACAACCAACTGAGGTGATTGAAATCGACATTCTTGAAGCTATTGGTGATATTGTAGGAGTTAAAATGTCACGACTGGATAAAAACAAAGTGTCATTCCTCCAAAATATGCCTGTTGAAATTAAGAAAAGTGTTATTGGTCAAGATGAAGTGATTGATAAGATTTGTAAGAATATCACACGTAATAAACTTGGTCTTAGAAAATCAGCTCACTCTATGGGTAACTTTATTTTTATAGGTTCAACAGGTGTAGGTAAAACTCACTTGGCTAAACAAATCGCACGTTATCTATATGGTAGTGAGGATAATCTACTCCGTTTTGATATGTCTGAATACCAAAGTGAGATTGATGTAAGTAAACTTCTTGGTTCAGCTCCGGGTTATGTTGGTTATAAAGAATCAGGTCTATTGGTTAAACGATTGGCCAAGTATCCTGAAAGTGTTGTTTTGTTTGATGAAATTGAGAAAGCACACCCCAAGATTTATGATGTATTACTCCAACTACTCGATGAAGGATTTATTACAGGTAGTGATGGTAACAAAGTGGATGCAACCAAAAGTCTTATCATCTTCACTTCAAATGTAGGTGTTCGCTCAGCAAAACAATTCTCATCACCTATTGGATATTCAAATGATATGGATAGTGTGAAGAACAAACATCGTGAGGACATCATTAGAAAGGCTCTGAATAAGCGTTTCTCACCTGAATTCCTCAATCGTCTGGATAATATTTGTTACTTTAATAATCTTGACAGGGATACACTCAAATCTATCCTCCACAAAGAGATTAAAGACATGAATGAGAATATCAAGACCATTTGTGGTAAATCTGTTGAACTCACTGAGGAAGTTGAAACATGGATTTTGGATAAGGTTGAAACAGAAGAAAATGGTGCAAGACCTATTATTCGTCACCTTCAACAAAACATAGAAGAAGAGTTGTCTACTATGATTATTGAGGATAATAAAATACTCAAATCTAATAAAAAGACACTCAAAGCATATATCAAAAATGACAAGATTATTCTAAAGTAATCTTGTCATTAAACAACTTCTAACATTAATCAAATTGTAATATGAAAACAACAGACGAAAAAATTAAATTCTACTTTGAATTTAATTATAGTAATTTTGAAAAGGTAGAAAAGGTACTTACTAAACTGAATCCAGATTCTTATGATTATAAATACTTTTTCTCATCTTTATGTGAAGCAATGGATCAAAGTTGGCACAGCGAAACTTTTATTCATACTGTAGACTATGATGGATTTGTTATAGAAGATAATAAAGGTAATCGTTCAGGTTATGATTATTACAGAACCAAGTATAATTACATCGTTATTGAATTGACCAAAAATTATACAGACTTTATCTGGGATGGTTCCAAGAAGGTTCTCAAAAAGTGGAAAGCTATCCCATTTGAAGACTTTAAGAAACAACTCAATTCAATAAAGAAAAAGTTAAAAGAAACGAAACAAGATTAATATCATATTTTTTACAACTTTTTTGACAAATGTCTGGTGATTCCCACTGGACATTTGTTATTTTTAATATATAATAGAAAATTTATATTGTTATGAGAATAGCTTTATGTGGCAATCCAGAAGATGTAAAAACTCTTGTTCAAAGGACTGAAGATTATTGTAGTGAAAACAATATTCCAGTAAAAGAAGTAAAGACTGACCTAAGAAACGAAGGTTTTTTAGTTGTTGACTATGCATCTGAAACCTTCCGTTGGTTTAAGGAAGACAATGTTTTGTTTAATGGAAGTGTATTTGATGGTTTAATGTTATTCGACACAACCGGATATACAGAATTACAAGAACAAATCATACTGTCGGCTTTACAGAACCTTGATTTTGTAGTTTTTCTCTCTGATAAAATGCCTGATTACATTACTAAACAAGTCAAATCATATCAAGAATTATATCCACAAAAGATTGAAATTTTTGATAATGTAGACGATGTGATTATTAGATTTTAATTATGAAGTTAAAAAATATTGTTTGGAGAAATTTTAAGTCGTTTTCAAATATACCTACAGAAATAAACTTTGATGATAATTCTTCTCTCAATTTAGTGTTGGGAAATAATGGAACAGGTAAGACTTCAATTTCAGAGGTCATCACTTATTCCTTATATGGTAAAATAGAAAACTTTAAAAACTCAGAAATTCCAAATCGAATAAACAAGAATTTCTACTCCAAAATTACTGTTGACTGTGATGGACATGAAGTAATAATTGAACGTGGTCTTGCTCCTGCTATCTTTGCTGTCAAAATAGATGGTGAATCTGTTGACACTGCGGGTAAGAATAATGTTCAAGCCATGTTGGAAGATATTTATTTCAAAATTCCTTATAGTGTGTTCATTAATTCATTGGTCTTATCTATTGATGATTTTAGGTCTCTGGTTGATTTGTCCGCTGTTGATAAACGTAACATTATTGACAAGATATTTGGTTTCACTTTGTATAATAAATTGACCAAATGTATCAAAGAGGACTTAAAGGATTTGACAACAGATATTAGTAGTAATGAAGGTTCTATACAAACATCTACTAATTACATCGCGAATTATGTCAGACAAATTAATGAGATAAGTGAAAATGAAGTATCCCAAAATGAGTTAGATGAATTAAAACAGAAGATTAAAGAGATTGAAACTGTGAATGAAAAAAACAATGAAATCATCCAGAAAATTCAATCACTTAAAAATGATTTACAAACATCAACTTATGAAAAATCAAGTGAGTATCAAGAATATGCTCACCGAATAAAAGACATTGACAAAAAAATTGCACTGATTGATTCTGGTAAATGTCCTACTTGTGGTTCTTCTCTTGAAACTGATGACTTCAAACAAGAAAGGGTAAATCTACTTACTGAACGAGAAGAATGTGTGAGTGGACAAGAAGGAATTAAGAAGATTTTGTTAGATGTGAAGAAAAAGTTAGATGCTCTTGACAAACGTGAACGAAAGACGAAAAATGAAATGTCAACATCTAATTTGGTTGAACTTAAATCAAATCTTAAATACAAATCATCAATCAAAGATAGCAATGTAGAACCTCTTAAAAAGTTGAAATCTGAGATGGATGAGAACTTGACTAAACTTAATGATGAACATGATAACCTTATAAAAGAAAAAAAGGTACTTGATACAATGTTGGTTTTATTTGGTGAAGATGGTATTAAAAAATATATCACTTCTCAATACACACCCATCATTAATAAAATCATATCAGATGTCATTAACTATATGGAACTAAACTATTCTATCGAGTTTGATGACAATTTCAATAGTACAATTACCACCGGAGGTTATCGAGTTAATTATTCCACACTAAGTACAGGTGAAAAGAAAAGAATTGACTTCGCTTGTATCATCTCCATTATTAAGTTTTTGAAGATGCAGTTGGGTGAATTAAATCTCCTTTTTATTGATGAACTATTTTCTAACATTGACATTTCAGGTGTATCGGATATGATTGAACTGTTGAAAGGTCTATGTGAAGAAATGAACCTCAATATATTCTTGATTCACCATGCTCAGTTGGAAGGTATAGTATTTGACAAGATATACAAAACCTCTAAACCTGATGGATTTTCGAGGTTGGATATTTCTAATGGTTAAATTCTGTTAAACATTTGGTAGTTTCAAATTTTTCTTGTAACTTTGTATTGTAATTAAAAACTAAATGTTCAAAACAATGGTCGAAAAATTCAAAGAAATTCTGGGTATTAAACAAAAAGACCAGAATCCACAAATGATGATTAACAGTTCAAAAGGTATCACCGCTAAGTCTGCTTATATGCGGTCTAAATATGGTCAAGATACCACCCAAATCGAACTGTTAAAAAAGTTCTTCACAGATGTCAATAACTTAATCTCAGCTAAGTCAATGGATGGTTCTTACTGTTGCATGATTGAGGTGGATAAGGACATCAAAGAATTTATCCCTGAAATTATCGAACGTTTCCAAAACAAACTCGGTTACACCCTTGTTGTGCTTGACAAAGATACTGTCATCACAAATAAAATCACTGGAGACAACAAAGACTTCAGTATCCCCACAGAATCTACATTCATCATTATCATGTGGGGGAATGCTTCTATTTCAGATTCTAAAGAAGATTAAATTTCTTTTTCATATAAAATTTAAATTTGTTAATAAATTTTTTGTTTTAAGACTGGTCAGTGATGATCGGTCTTTTTTTGTACGATGTCATAAATATCTATATAAGATGTTTATTACATGGCCGTTAAAAAAACAACAGACACAAGTAAAAGAACTACGAAAAATATCGTATGGACTTCTAAACGTGTTGATGATTGGATGAAAGATTATTCAGAGGGTGTTTCACATAAAGACTCTCCTTGGTTGGATGGTATTATTGGTGTGAGAAACCCCAGTATTGTCTTTGATTATACCAATGAAGAAATAACAGAATTAACAAGATGTGCCAAAGATATAGTTTACTTCGCTAATAATTATTGTTACTGTTTACATGGTAGTAGAGGATACCAACCACTTACTCTTAGAGATTATCAAGAGGAAATGTTGGAAGCTTATCAAAACAACAGATTTAATATTACTCTATCAAGTCGTCAAATTGGTAAGACTGTAATCGCCGGTGTTTTCTTACTACACAATGCCATCTTTAACTATGATAAGAATATAGGTATCGCGGCCAATAAGTTCACTACGGCCGTTGAAATCATGGATAAGATAAAGGAAATGATGAGTTACCTACCTTTCTTCATGAAACCCGGTGTAAAGGTAAATAATCAATCCATGATGGTGTTTAACAATGGTTGTAGAATTATAGCTCAAGCAACAACAAAGAAATCATTCATCGGTTATTCATTATCAACCCTTTATCTTGATGAGTTTGCCCATGTTGAACCTAATGTACTCAATGAATTTTATGAGAACATTATGCCAACTGTGTCCTCAATGGAAGATTCAAAAATTATAATAACCTCAACTCCAAATGGTTATAATAAATTCTTTGACATATATCAGGGTGCAGTTGATGGAACAAATTCATATCATCCCATTAGAGTGGATTGGTGGCAAGTTCCGGGTAGAGATGAGAAATGGAGAGAGAAAATGATTGGTGACTGTGGTGGTGAAGATGAGTTCATGAGACAGTTTGGTAATTCATTCTTGTCAACTGGTAATACATTGTTGTCACCTGATTCATTAGCTAAGTTACAAAAACATAGAATTAGATATAAACATAAAGAGATAATTGCCCTTGAAAAAAATTGGGATGATGAATTTATGAACTTGTTATTCCACCCTGATTTTGATATAGATGAATTTAAGGATGAATCTAAACGATGGATTATGTCTGTTGACTTGGCAGAAGGTGGAGGTGGTGACTATTCTGTATTAAACATATTTAGACTACAAGAGAAACCTGATGAGATAATTGATGAGATGTTAAATAGTGAAAGAGAAAAGAAAAAAACTGACTATTTTCAATTATGTCAAGTAGGTAGATTTAGAAGTAATACCATTTGTCTTGAATTATTAGCCAAGTTAGTTTATATACTTGTAACTGACGTAATCGGACCGGACAATATTAGAATAGTATGTGAATATAATGCCTTTGGTGGTGAATTTATGAGATTATTACAATGTGTGTTTGATGATAAGAATGTATATGACATGGCAACAATCCTTAAATTCAAACACTCAATGGATGCACAGAAACCTAAATATGGTCTGAAAGTAAGGTCTGATAATAAACCTGTAATGTGTATCAATCTTAAAGGACTAATTGCTGATGATAGTATAGTAGTGACAGATGATGATACAGTAAGCGAATTTGAGGTGTTTAGTAAGGTGGGAAATAGTTGGAAGGCCAGTCGTAACCATGATGACTTAGCAATGTCTGTGGTGGATTTAACTGCGGTTTTTGACCATTCTTATTTTGAAGTGATGATGGAAGAAATCATGAGTGAGAAACTACAACAAAAATATGAAGATGAGATGGATGAACAATATGGAAATCTCTATGACAACTATACAACTCTAAGTGACCAAGAAATAGACTACCGAAATGAAAGGTCTTATGAGGGTTTCTTCGGAAAGACTGGACTTTATTCATGACAAAATCAGAGATAAAAGATTTCTTGTTAAACCATAAAAGATATATCTGTGAAAATATATTTAAGAAGAAATTTTCACAAACATATCTATTAATTTCTGAAATAACTTATCCTAATACTATAATAACATTCAGTCAGAAATTATATCACTACCTTAATGATGATATTGAAAAATGGTCACTGGGAAAATGTAAAATATGTGGATGCCAATGTAAATATAGAAATCTTAATATTGGTTATTTAACTTATTGTAGTTGTAAATGTGCTGGTAAAGATGATGTTGTAAAAGAGAAAAACAAACAAACCAATATTGACAGATATGGTGAAAATTACTGTTCAATAAGGTCAATAAAATCAGCCCAGACATTTAATAACAAAAGTGATGACGTAAAACTCGATAAGATTAAGAAACAGAAACAAACCAATTTACTTATACATGGTGATAAAAACTACAACAATAAGTTAAAACAACAAGAAACCATGATAAATAAATATGGTGGAATTGGTTTTGAGTCTAAACCAGTGATGGACAAATACCTTGAAACCATGTTGGAAAAATATGGTGACATTTCATACCGCAATCATGAAAAGTACATTCAAAGTAACATCTCAAAATATGGAGTTGAACATTATTCTAAAACTGATGAATTTAAGTCACGTATCGAAAATACTCAGTTAATGAAATATGGTGGATATTATGTTCAAACTGATGAATGTAAAATGAAAGTTTACAATACAAAGAAGAAAAACCATACATTTAACAGTTCAAAAATAGAAGTTGATTTAAGTAATTGGTTAACAGATAATAGGATTAATTTTAGAACACAATATAAATCTGATGTTTATCCATTTAGTTGTGACTTTTATTTAACTGATTATGATTTGTATATTGAAATTCAGGGACATTGGACACATGGAGGACACCCTTATAATGAAGATGATGAAAATGACAATATAATAGTTGAGTCATGGAAATTGAAAGATAGTAAATTTTATCAAGAAGCTATTAAAACTTGGACAATGAGAGATGTAACCAAAAGAAATATAGCTTCACAAAATAAATTAAACTATCTTGAAATATTCTCTGATGACTTAAATATATGTATAGAAACCATAAATAACTATATAAATGAGATGTAAACTATGTCTAAAGTTAGTAGTTTAGTTGATTGTACAGATGCGGAAGCCGTTGAATGTCTTAATGATTTCACAGAGAGTATTCAACAAGAAATGAGTGTAAACGGTTCAATTCCATTTACCATTCCTGTTGAAACTATCGCTCAGTTGACTAAGAATGCTCGAACAATGTTTTATAAGTCCTATGAAGATGCCACCGAAGAAATGTTCATAGTATTACCCAAAGAAGAAATTTTAAGTAATAAGTTCACTAAGGGAATAGATAAGATGACAGAAGAAGGTGATAAGGTAGTTTTGAAAGACCGTAGAGGTACATATAAATTACCAGAAGGTGTTATATCTGTTGTAGGTGTATATGAGATTGGAGGATTTTCAGGAGAAGCTGGTTGGAATTCAGGATTATTAGGAAAGACGAGTGGAGATATATCATTACACAGAATGTTATATCAATCCGTATATGACCGTAATGTCGCAGTATCCGCAGATAACACTATGTATTATATATGTACTGAATCATTTTTGGATATGTCAAGACAGTTATTCCAGAACATGATTTCATTTAACTATAATCGTTTGACCAATAATTTAAGATTTTTAGGAGAATTACCTAAGAGTGATGTTGTGTTAGATATTTTAGTTAGAGTACCTGATTGTGATTTATATAATGACGATTTATTTCGTAGATATGTAATGGCTGACTGTAAGGCCAATTTAGGTAGAGTATTAGGGACATTTAACTATTCTCTACCCGGTGGAATTTCGATTAATGTAGAAGCCATCGCAAATGAGGGTTCAACAGAGAAAGAAAATATAATACAAGAATTAAAAGATATGTCAGCAAGCTGGTATATCTTGACCACGTAAAATAGAAGATATGAGAACAGCGATTTGTGTTTCAAATTTTGATCCTATGTTCAAGAATAGGATACAAGCAAGAGTTTTTGGAGTTCATACTGAAAAGGTTAATGGACAATATCTAATTTTGGATGATGACTTACCTTGGTTTTCACCTGCTCCTTCTACTGGTGGTAACACAGGAACATATTCAGTTCCACAAGTAGGTGCCAGAGTATATGTAGATGGTAGTGGATATAAGTGGAATTATTATGGTCAAGTAGAAACTAAGGCTTCCGTTAAACAGTTAATGTTAGACAATGCTGAACAATGTGAAGAAATGAAAGTAATCGCATTTAGTGAGGATTACAATGATGGTGAATCTGATTACATGAAAATCTATTATTTGCCAGAAGAAGGTCTAAATATAACTTGTAATGGACATAAAATCACATTGACTAAGTATGATGGGTTAAAAATTGAATCAAAAGAAGGAAGTGTTATTGAATTGAAGAATAACAATGATATAAACATTTCAACAACAGGAGTTATTAATATTAAAGATAGCAGAGAAATTAAACTTGGAAATGATGCTTCTGAAAAATTAATATTAGGTAGTCGATTGATGGAGATTTTCAACAACCATCACCACATGGCTACTACAAATGGTGGAATAACAACAGATCCACCTATCGAAAAAATACAAATGGGAGATTTTTCAAACTTAGTATATTATGAATAAGAAAGGAGAGGTTAAAATTCCTCTCCTTTTTTTATACCCATTAAGGTATAGTTTTTATGATTTTCGTTACATTTATACCAGATAAGGTATAAATTTTTTTTAGACTACACCTAAACCTAATCGAGCTAAGTATTCGACTGTTTTGGCGTATGACATTTTCTCTGTTTCTTTATTACTACTTGAATGTAATGTTCCATCAGGTAGTTCAGGTTCACTACGTTTTTGATATAGATTTTTTACTTGAACAGGAGTATAAACAAAATCATCCTCCTGAACTGCAAATGGATTAAATATATGATTACAATATAAGGTAGCATCAATTCCTTCATCAATATCCCTAGATACTGATTGATACACAAAATTATCTATTCTACCATTATGTGACTGATTTAACTTAGCCACCGTATTTGCAGTTAATCTATCCATGTTAAGTGAGGGAATACACATATTAATCATTTCTTCCCCATCACCATTAATGTATGTTCGTTTATTCAAAAATAAGTCTTTCATTAGAAATTCAAGTTACCTCCTATAATCTTCATTCTTTCATTACTTGTTACTGAGTGATTTGTAGTTGTCGTTACACCGTTACCATTAGCCTCTTGAGAAGCATTACCACCACTCTTAAAGTTTTGAGTGATATCAACAGAATGGTATGAGTTTTCAAGAGATTTATTTGTAAAGGCATAAAATCTACCCTTACCACCATTAAACATAGTTTCAATACCAGCATTATCTCTTGGTTTACAGTGTTCCATTTCAACTGAGAATTTGATTTCAGTTGGGAAGTCATCATATCCTAATACATCACTAAATGTAACTGTGGTACTTTTTACAGCCATATTTCCCATCATCGCAATAGGATCAAGAGGATTACCTACTGTTAAATGCCAATAACCCGAAGGGGCACCAGATAATAGAGCCTTTGGAACTAGTGATTCACCAACAACACCAGCAGTTCCACCAAATATATTACCTATTAAAGCCGTTAATCCACCTTTCAAAACCTGTTTACCTATACCTAATAACTTTTCCAATACACCAGCAGATTCATCATTACCAGCGGCGGCGTTCAGTTTATTTAATCCATCTTTCACATCATTCCAAAGTGACTTGGCATATTCACCATATTTACCCTCTCTCAAAAGTGAAGGATCTCCAAATTGAGGAGCTATGTTTCTATTACCATAAAATATTGTCGCACCACCCCAGAATGTACCATAGTTACCTGTAAGAATTAAAAAATTACAAAGTATATCTATCATCGCAACTCTTGGGTTTACACATTTTAGTGATTTAAGTGAATATTCAAAATTTAATGTAAAGTTGTTAGTGAAAGTTAAACCTCTACTTCTCATCTGAACATCTTGAACAACATTAATATCACCATAAAATTCATCACCATATCGAGCACTAAACTCATTACCTTCATATCTATGTTGACTTGAAATGGCTTGACTTACATCAACTCCTTTTCCTTGTGACATAGCAGAAAGAGCGAACATACTTTTAACTCCTGATGATGAAAATAATTCTGATGTACTCGCAGTTCCATTCAATATATTAGAATTTACACCAGCACGTTCTCTCATCTGAGCCGCGAGTCCACCATCAGAAGCCTGTAATGATTGAACCTCAGCTGTCTTATTCTCCCAATTAGCACCATATGTAAATTTAAGAATGTCAGATAATTTATTACCCGTTCTTTCTCCAAAATATGTAACTGCGGTAGCTATGGCGAAATAAGATGAACTATATCCATGCATATCAGCAACTTGAGCCGCCGACATATCCAAACCAAACATATGATCCTCACAAGGTCGAGTATATCTTCTTAGAGTAATCATATAGTTGTTAGGTATCTGATTGAAATATTTTAGATATAGGAAATCTTGTATCTTATATCGAGCAAGTCCTTCTTGATCAAAATTATCATTATTGTAATACTTTAAGATATTTTGATATGTTGGGTTTCTTTTATCATGTTGAAATGCTTTATATACACTCTCACTTGTTGTACATTTTAGATAATCATTATAGTCAGTGAAACTCTTATCCCCATTCTGAACAGCATATGAATTTGAAATGGTTCTATAATTGATAGCCACATTTTCATTCATGATAGACTGGGGACCATACATCTTTTGACCATTTGAAGCTTCGTGCCAATTTAGACCAACTTGATTTTTAACATCATCTTTACCATCAATATTAACCGTTGTCACCTTAAATGGCCAAGGTGTGTTCTTTGAATCAAGTTCACAAGCTTCATTATAAAAAGAATTAGTAGCCATGAACACAAATAATTTATATAGTTATTTATGAGAGAAAACATAAATATCTAAAAGAAGATATTTTACAAAAGATGGCTGAAATTACATATTCAACAAGATATTATCAACTAACACCGGAGATTTTAATTGAGTATAATTACAACATTGAAACAGATACATATAAAGATGAAAATATCAAATATAATGGTGATATAAACGCGAGAGTTATATCTGGTGTCACTCCCATTATGAATTATTTTCTTGTTCAAAATAATGTTAGTGATATTAATCTATATAGTGCTAATTTTGTAATACCCACCAATAGTTCACAGAGTTATTTTGTTAAACCATTTGATAAAAATAATGAATTTAAAGGTGCAACTAATCAAAAAATAAGTATTGATACATTTAAGGGAGAACATACTGATACCATACTTTCTGACTCCGACAAAACAGAAACCACATATCACGGCGAAAATGCAAATGTAAGTGGTGAAGATGTATATGATATAAAGTTTGATAAAATTAGGATATATTTCACTGGTAAGGATTATATGGATGGTTATAATGGTCTTATTTTCCAGTCATATATTTACAAAAAATCTAAGGAAAAAGTAGGTCTGATGTCTTTTATATTACCTAAATCAAACACAGATGTCAAAATAAGTAGCAGGCCACTCTTAATAAACCAAAAAGTATATACACGTTATGTCGATGTTAAAATATTAAGTACATCTGACTTATTAAATTATTATACTGATGAAACTCTACAAGAAGATTATGATCGTAAAGATTTAGTATATCACTTACTTGATAATAATAAAAAAAATGTATTGTTAGATAATACTCCTGTATTCTTTTCAGTATATGGTATTAGATATGACCTAACACGAAATAACGATGAATACTACGTGACTGAACGTATTAACACAATTTCAGTTCCAAATCAAGATATATATGATGATATATATGTTGACATAAAGGAGGCCGATGATGGTGAGTATTTTACATTAGGTGTTAAATGTAATAGTGGTGGTTCATTTTCAGACTATATGAGAAACCTTGATGAAGACCTTAGTACATATATAGTATTACATGAATTGACACTAACTGAACATTATTTGGGATACAATAATGAGGTTACATCAAAGGTCACACATCGAGAACAGTATATTGTCAATGCAATTTCTGTTGATAGTGAAAGTGGTGATAATGAAGAAGTGATTAATGAAGATGGGTTGGATAATCTAATGTATTATAGACCTGTTTGTATATATGGTAGTAAATGTTTCAAGTTTACAATTAGAGATACGTTAAAAATACTTAATACTGATGATAATACAACCATAGTAAAAACAGCAACATTAACTTATGACAATCCTTCACGATATGGTAAACGAATGAATAGAATATATATGTCAGAAACACCTGATATAGTAAAAGTTTATAATCGTAGAACCGATGTCGATATTGATGGAACGAATGAGGTTATTAATATCACAAATTCAAGTGGTGGTTCTGGTAGTGGTTCTGGTTCAACAGGTCTAAAAATTGAAACAACTACACAAAATATAACTTCATTTATTGAATCACGAAAAATCGCTTGTTCAATTTCACAAGTTCCTGTTAGTTTATTAGATTATGATTATTAACAAAATAAAAAGGTTGGGGATTTTAACCTCAACCTTTAATCTTTTTCTACTGGATATATGTCAAATGCATGGTTTAAGTCATCATTTCTCTGTTTTAATGATTTAGTTTCAGATGACTCTTCAGATACACCTTCAGCAATCTTCCTTTCCCAATATGTTTTATAATCCTCTATTGTTCCCTGAAAGTGTCTAATTTTTTTAAGAATGAAATCTTCTTTATTATCCTCCATTAGATTAAAATATTGTTTGATAAGATATTTATGTCAGATTTTTGTTATGTTTAGGTTGTAAAAATGTAAGAATATAAAAATGGCTAAGAATTTTTATGATATATTGGGTGTTTCAAAAAATGCCACCCAAGATGAAATTAAGAAGGCTTACCGCAACCTAAGTAAAAAATATCACCCAGATAAAAATAAAGGTGACAAATCCGCTGAGGAAAAGTTCAAAGAGGTAAATGAAGCTTATTCTACTCTTGGTGATGAAAAGAAACGACAAGAATATGACAATCCACAGATGGGATTTAACTCCGGTGGTTTTGGTTTCAATCCTTTTGGTGGTGGTTTCAATCCCTTTGGTGGTGGTTTTGGTATGAGGACACCTTCTAATATAAATGTCCAACTAACTCTTTCATTAGAGGAAGCTTATTTTGGAACTAAAAGACAAGTTAGGACTGGAACAAAAACCCTAAATATTGACATTCCTAAAGGTGTAAGAAATCACCAAACCCTAAGAGTTGAAGGAATGGGTATGAAAGGTATTGATGCTCATGGTCGTGAATCTTTTGGTGATTTATTAGTTACTGTTGAAATTATACCTAACCAAAGAATGATGGTAGATGATAATGGAACATTGGAAATAATGTATGCCATTGATTGGTTAGATGCAATTTTAGGTGCTGAGAAAACTATTGAGATATTTGACAAGGAAGTAAAATTCAAAGTTCCTAAGTTCACACAAAATGGAGGATATAGTATAGTCAGTGGTCAAGGATTCCCCAAATTCAAAAGTGAGGGGTATGGTTCAATCAAGATGAATTATATCATTAAGATGCCTAAGTCTTTGACTAATGACCAGTTAGACATACTTAAAAAATTAAAATCTGGCGAATAACCTCACCAGATTTTTTTATATAAAGTAGACCGTTTGTTATATCATATAAATAATACTTAAAATACATAATCAATTAAATCATTGATCCTAGTTTTTTCACTTAGAAAATCAATATTTATATTTACTTCATACTTATTACCTGTTATTTCTCTAGAAGAAAGTCCTTTATCCTTAGCATATGTCTTAAAGGCTTTTACTACTACAGTGATAGTTTCAAGATCATTAGCTTTGGTTAAGTCAGTGAAATTACTTCTACCAATATGAAGTTTACCGGGTTTTTCTATAATGACATCTTTAAGTATTTTTTCACTAAATTCTTTATAGAGTGCATCTGAAGTTTTTTCGTTATCTAAGATATACCCATTGAAATGAACATTATTGATAGTTTCATTCATTAGATAACCAATCTTTGTGAACTCTTTATATGTACAGTCAAAATAGAATGGAATTTTTTCTTCAAGTAATTTTTTTATAAGTTCATCAAATGTGCCTGAGAGCTGAGTATATGTTAATTTTTTACCTTCTTTTTCAGTTCTATAATTCGTTAGAATTCCTTCATTGATGAAACTTTGAAATGTAGGTATTTGTATCATTTTCAGAAAATATTATCATTTTAAGTATTTATGTGTATTTCAAAACCATAAATATCTTATATCAATTATATTAAAGACATGGAAGATTTGAAAGATAAACTAAAACTTATCATCGAAAAATCAAATACAGATAAACCAGCTTGTAAAAATTGTAAATCTTATTTGGATGGTGCTTGTATCTTTGGTTGTGTTAATGAAAGAAGAATGGGTACTTACAAATTCAGTAATAAAAAATTGACCACACCTGATTATTCATGTAATAACTTTGATGCGGTTTATAATTTTGAAGAAAGTACAGTTGATGTATTAAGAGATTTACTACATGACATTGAACGTGTTGATGAGGGTAAGTTAAATCTCGAACTATTGCTTTCAGGTAAGATTAATGAGAGTGAATTTGTTGATATTATGAAATAAGTTTATTATGGTTAAAGATTTTTTTTATTTCATTAAAGAGATGAGAGAAGACATCGAATTTAAAGCAAATCATCTATTAGGATATACTCTTATTTTTGACTGGTATTTTTATGACACAGAAAGTGAAATCATTATAAGTTGTAGTACAGAACCAGTAAATGAAGATTGTCTTTTTTACTTTAATCCTAAAAAATGTGAATTCGGCTGTAATGGTAAAAAAGAAACTTATGATGTGAATGACCCTATTTGTTTAATATCTTTGAATAATAAAACTGATGAGGTCAAACTATTTACAAAAGATACTTTGAAATATTTACAGGAGTTAGGATATACTGAAGGTGGTGATTTAGAACGACATGAGAGACCAATTCAGGAGATATTTGATAAGTATGATGATTTTAGATTTCTTTTAATCCGGGGTAATAAGGTTATCGCAACCACATTTGACTTTATCTAAAAATTAAATGAGGTGAGATATAAACCCCACCTCATTCTGCTGACGGATGTTAAAAAATGGCAACTATCACATATCAGCAATTTTATTTGTTATATTTATGGTAAAGATAAATATATAAAATTTCGTAGATATGAAGAGGTTCAAATTTAATGTCCTGTATAAGAACTGGGCAAATGGAGAAGTTGATAGTTATGATGTTATGCCTTCTTTGTATGGTTCTATTTTCAATTCAAATGGTTCCATCTCTAAGAAGAATTTCCATATCTATGACAAATCCACATTAAAACCTAAACCCATTAAGACTAAAAAAGATTTGATGGAGTTTATTCGTTCACATTTCATTTATCTTTACCGATATAAATGTGAGTGGGAGTTCATAGTTAGTGATTGGCCAAGTGGTGATGACCCTCGTGAAAGGAAAATCGACGTGTATCAACAACTCGAACCTAACTTGGAATTGATTACTGACCTTTTGTGGAACCAGATTAAAGACAAACTGTAATGAAATTTGATGACTTTGAAGAAACCCTGATTGAAGGTATTGAAAACTCTGAATATTGTGAAGTTGAAATACTCACTCAGGAAGAAGTTAAAAACATTTTCTTAGATGACTATTCGTACAACTTTCCTATGATTTGTTTTGAAGAAACTCAGGATAGTGAATGGACATCTGATTTGGATACAAGTAAATTCTTAAATGATAAAAGGTATTCAAAAAATCATTGGTATATGATTAAATCAGGTGATAATATTATATGTACGATGAGTTTATATTCTCAACAGGATACTCTTATTATCTCAGTCTTTGAAATTGCTTGTGATTGTCGAGGTATGGAATGGGGTAAAATCTTATTGAGAAATATTGAAAAGTCAGCAAAGTCATTCTACAAAGATATTAAATTGGATCCCTTCGATTCCAGTGCAACTTCATTTTGGTCACACATGGGATTTGACGAAGATAATTCAGATTATTTGTTTAAGAAAGAAATAAATGAAACTATTGAAGAAAATTAAAAAACTTGCACCTGTTCGTTGGGTAAGACACACCATTGAACGTTTACGTAATAGTTCAAAATGGTTTATCCGAATGTGGAATAACTATGACTGGGATTATTACTTCTTGTTTGAGATGATGGTGATGAAGTTAAAGGACATGAGATATCAATTAGATGTTGTTGATGCTGACTTTGTAGACCTTCGACACCAACCAGTAAAGGGAGGAACAAAACCCGGTGATGAAGATTATGAAGAACGTGATTGTCTTGCTGGTCTTGACAAAGTAATTGAAATTGGTGAACGAATACTTAAAGATGATTACACCCACTATCCAGAAAAACTTGAAAAATTTATGGAAACAAGAGGTATCTTTGAGTTTGGTTTTCCTAATGATGAATTAAAAGATATGTTCATCAAAGCCTGTCAAGATGCAGAATTGGAAAAGGAAAAAGATATAAAAGAGTTTTTTGAAACCATTAGAACTGAGCACGAAAATTGGTGGAGCTGATGTTGAAGTTATTAGTTTTATTGATTATCTTCTTAGTTATTATTTGGTCACTCGGAGATGAAAATAATTAAAAAGAAAATAAGATGGGAAAAATTACATTGAACCTTGGTGGTGGCACTTCATTCACCATTTTCTTAATAATGTTGATATTAAAATTGGCAGGTGTTATCACTTGGTCTTGGTGGATTGTAACTCTACCCCTTTGGATTTGGATACCTCTATTGTTAGCTCTATTTGCTTTCTTGGTAGTGGTCGGTTTAGTAGGAACAATTTGTATATTAATTTGGTATTTTTTTGTTTGGCTTTATGAACTCATTGTCTAAAAAATTGTCAAATGTATATGAATATGAAGTTAAAGTTATCGGATATGAAGATAAATTGAAACTTGATTATGAATATACAAATTTGAAAGCACTCAGGAATGGTCGATGGTATAACACGAAAATGACAAAAAATGACCTTCCTGAAACATATTGTGATGTGCAGAGATATTACTGTCATAGAAACCTCGTGAATACTAAAGGTGTGACTGATTTACTCTACACATGGGTAAAAGAAAATCACTTTATGAAAGACAGTCAACTACGTATTTCATATGGTGATAAAATCGAAAAGTATTATCCGGTGTTTAATATTGATGGTATAGAAACCGTATCTAAATGGCCTGATTATAACAACACCGATATTTCAGTTTGGGGACATGATATTTTAGATGTATTGAAACATATACACAAATACTCCCCTGATGTTGACTTATCTGAAATCAAAAAATCATTCATAGAACAATGTGAGTGGTTGAAGGAAAATGAACCTGAGTTTGCTCCTGATGCTGATGATTTTAGTGAATGGTTTGATGATAAGATAACTTGGAAAAATGGAGATAAATAAACTTAATCATATATGAGCAGTAACATTGATATTGTGCTCGAAAGATATGAAAATCTAAGAAAAATGTATCTAACTCAAAAAGAAAAAGAAAATGGATACCTTTCTCAAATTGAATCACTTTCGTGCGAAATACAAGAATTGAAAAAGGTCATCTCTGCTAAGGATGAACTTCTTTCAAAATTAAATGGTGAAACAACCGATTTAGAGGAAGAGATTGTTTCAGAAGAACCTGTTGTAGAAGAAACTGAGAAGAAATCTACAAAAAAGAAAAATACAAAGAAAAAAACTAACGAAGATTAATAATGGAAAACGTATTAAAGTTAACTATTAAAAAAGATGTATTTACCAGTGTTTTGAATGGTGCTTCTGAAGTATCATTTGAGGTATCTTCTTTTTATATGGGTAAGTTCACTACTAATAAAAATTTCACTGTTGAAGACTTGACTGACAAATCTGTGTGGAAGTCTTATGATGGTGTTCAATTTACAACAAATGGAGTGGATGAAAAATTGGTTTATGAACTTACTGAAATTTGTGTAAGTGATGATAATTCTTCATTCATTGTAAAGTTCAACCAAAATACGACAACTGAGGAAGCTAATCCTGTTGAAGAAGTTGTAGAAGAAACTGAACCTGTTGTAGAAGAAACTCCTGAAGTAGTTGAAGAAACAGTTGAAACCGAAGAACCTATTACAGAAGAAGTTTCAGAAAAAACAGAAGAAGCCGTTGAACCTGTTGTAGAAGAAACTCATGAAGAAGTTAAAGAAGATAATGTAGAATCATCTTCAACATCTATTAGAAAAGATTTACCCCTTCCTGATAAGTATGTTGAAGCTGTTCTTAAAGACTTCTATGAATATCCCGATGTAATTTGTGTTAATACCCCTCGTGTGGTTGTTGGATATAATGGTCGTATCTTAGCTTATGATAAAAACCTCTTGTGGAGAAATGGACATGAAATTATCATTGACAGTTTCCATGATGTTGAAATTAAATATGATGATTTACTCGACACTCTCCAAGCATTGACATATAATCATTATGTATTTGTATGTCCTAAGAAAACTGTTGTCAAGAATGGTATTGTAAAATTGTGTCTTGTATCTGAATTAAAATATCGTCATTAATGAAAGTTTGTTGTATTGGTGATATACATGGAACAAATAAGTTCCTTGAATGTTATGAAGACATTCTAAAAAATAATAACGATTGTGAAAAAATTATTGTATTTGGAGACCACTTTGATCCTTATGATAATATAAAAATTGAAGACCTCCTTGATAGATACAATAAATTTATTCAAATATCAAAGGAAGATAATAGAATTGTTTCTCTTTTAGGAAACCACGACTTAGCTTACTATATTATTAGAACCGATGAAACAAATCGAACTTCACTAAGAGATGGTGAAAAAATTAGAGAAGTGATACTTCCTAACCTTAAAGATTCTTACCTATGTTATAAGATTGATAATTATCTATTCAGTCATGCTGGTGTTAGTACCCAATGGATGGAAAAAATACACAGAATGTATGTTGATGATGGTGAACCGCGTTTTGATGAACGTATCCTAAATAACTACACTGGTTGGACTGAAACAGAATTAACTAATGTTGTTAGTTTTGATGACTTTGACTTCTCACATTGTGGTGAACATCCTCTACAGGGATGTACATGGATTAGACCAAGTTCATTATATAACAATGCAATAGATGGTTACAATCAAATTGTCGCCCATACAAGAACAAGTGATGATGAAATCAAGTCATTGAGATTACCAAATGGAAATAAACTGTGGCTGATTGACACAGGTGGAAAAAGTAATTACCTGACGTTAAATATCTAAAATAATTGGAGAACGATACCTTTTCGTTCTCCTTTTTGTTATCTTTATAATGTAATTTTTTAATATATATAACACTATGACAGATTTTGAAAAGTTTGCTCAGTGCAAAATGAACATTTCAAGTTCAAAACTTAATGGTTATCAAAGGTATGCTCGTGGTTATCTAAATCCTTATGTGTTGGAAGAACGAGATTTAGATGTGACTTCAATGGATGTATTTAGTCGATTGATGATGGAACGACAGATTTTCCTTGGTACAGGTATTGATTCAGATGTTGCTAATATTATAAATGCCCAGTTACTTTATCTTGATAGTGTATCCAATGATGATATTACTATCCTTGTAAATTCACCCGGAGGTGTTTGTTATGATGGATTGGCTATCATTGACACTATGAATTATATCTCATCTGAAATTACAACTACTTGTGTGGGTATGGCCGCGTCTATGGGAGCTGTTATTCTTTCATGTGGAGAAAAGGGAAAACGATTTGCTCTACCACACTCACGAGTAATGATACATCAACCTCTTGGTGGAGCAAGTGGTCAGGCTACTGATATTGAAATCGAGTATAAACAAATTATGATTTTGAAAGAGGAACTATGTGGTATCTTGGCTGATAATTCCGGACAACCTCTTGAAAAAGTCCTCCAAGATTGTGAACGTGATAACTGGATGATTGCAAAAGAAGCCAAAGAATATGGTTTGATTGATGAAGTGATTAAAACGAAGAAATGATTTTAGAAATTTTATCGAGTATTGTTTTACTTATTGTCGGTTTGAAGGTAATTCAACGACATCAGATTTCATATTGGCACCTTGTGGGAGTGTTTTTCTTTGGTGTGTTCTGGTTGTTACCTATTGTTTTTGGACTGTTTGACAATAAGAAAATAAATTAAAAAAGGTTGGGGATTTTTTCCTCAACCTTTATCTTTTTACCATTGTGCCCATTTTGGTGTGTATGTGAAACCAAGTGTAACACTAACACCCACCGTAGGAACTATTTTTTGATTTATAATATCATATGACACACCAACACTCGGACCAATACCAATACCAATACCTTTTGTCTTTCTAAGTGATTTATCATAAGCATTGGCATTAGTAACCACAACTCCCATCCCTGAATTAAATGTCATGTTGGGATAGTCGGAAGTTAATCTTACATATGTTTCACCTGTTTTAGTATCTCTTTCTATCATACTCTCAACATATATATTCTGAGATAAATTAACATTCGCATTACCTGTATTAAGTTGTGTGTCGAATGTGTAAGGTATCTCTAATGAAAGATTTCTACTTGATTTACCAAAAGTATCAGACTGGTTTAATTTGATTGTTCCAGCGTCTGTATATGTTGTTGTGTTATCTACAATTCTTTCAATGTATGTTGGTATTTCAAGTGTGTCTCTAATACCTACTGTTGCATTTATATAAGTCAAGTATTCTCTATTTTTAGTTTTCAAAAGGTCAACACTATCTCTCAATTCCTGTTGAGTTAATTGATAGGCATGTTTCTCAGCGATAATTTTACCATTCTCATCTTTGTATTGTGTTAATGTGTCAGTAAGAGCGGAGATGTTGTTTTGTAGTCGATTTACCTCACTATTCAAGTTACTACTACTATTACATTGATTGAGGAAAAACAAAAAACCTATGACAATAAGTCCGATATAAACAATATCCCTATGGTTAATTATCCATGTCCAAATCTTTTTTGCCATTTTTAATACTTTTATATAGAAATATTTATGGAAAAATTTGGTAGTTTCAAAAAAATCCTGTATCTTTGTAGTGTAAATAAAAAACAAACTAAATACAAAAAATTATGACACAGAAAGAAATTCAAATTTTCAACTATCTGAATCAAATCTTCGGTTCAACAGTTACAAACATCATCTATAATACATATGTAGATGTATGTGTTCTTTTCAAAAAAATCGGTCTTTTCCTCTCACTTCCGGTTGTTGGTTGGAAGATGTGGAAAGATTCATACAAAGAGAACCTGAAAAAAATCCAAGAAAGTAAAAACAAATAAAGAAAGGGAGGGTTTATGACCCTCCCTTTGAAGATATGAATAAATGGTTGGTTTTTACACCCAACTCTTAATTTCATCTTCACCCCAGTTCTTAACAGCCCAAGCGACGATGGTTTTAGCGAAACTCTTTTTCTTTGAGTCTCCCCATTTTTCTACATCATCAACTTTTTCACCAGCGTAGTCTTTCATTCTAACGGCGAAATCTTCTGTTGACTGAACTGCGGCGGTTACTTTATCCTTGAAAGTATTCCATACATCTTTAACAGCATCTGCAAATTCACCAGACTTTTCTTTTGTCCATGTTGTGATTTTGTTAGCTCTGTCTGAAATATAATCCTTTACTTGTGTACCATATTCCTTGGCACTGTCAACAAATGCAACATAGGCATCCTTTACATCTCCTTTTACTTTATCAATGGCGAGACCACAAACATTAACAACATAGAGATAAGCCTTTGCGACAGCCTTAACAGCTTTTTCACCTTCTTCCTTGGCTTTGTCATTCCATTCTTTAAGTTTGTCTTTGATTGCATTGATTTGTGTCTTAATCCATTCTTGTAGATACTTAGCGGTCAATTCAAGAGTGGTTTGAACATCTTCCCAAATGTCTTTAACTTTTTCACATAGTTTGGTAACAACTTTCTTAGCTGAACGGTAAACAGCCATTGTCAAAACGATAGGAAGTGAAATTGTGATAATGGAGAACTTACCAGCTTTCTTTAAGGCTTCTACTGAAATAGAGGCGATTTTACTAAGAAGAATGGCCATAGCATTGAGAGTATCTTTAACCGCGTTTTTAGATTTTTCAGCGATTTTTACAAAGGTATCTTTTGCCTTTCCAGCGAACTCTGCAATAGCTTGTTTAGAATCATTGAATTTCTTAGTAATAGCTTGGTTCAATTCATCTTCTTTTTCATTGATTTTTTCACACATCTTAGCGGCGGAATCACAAAGGTCACTGATGAGTTTCCAAACATCTTCTTCAACTTCTTCCTTCTTAATTGAAAGACCAAGTTTAATCAAGTCACCAGCAGATTGAGCGACACTTGATAGATTCTTGAATTGTTCTTTATTTTCTTTGGCCACATCTTCTGCTTCCTTAGCCTTACCTGCACCAATTTTGAATAAGTTAGTCAAAAAACCTTCATTAAGTAAATTATCTTCCAGAGTAATACGACCTTCATTGATACTTTCTGTCAATGAATCAACTACATCTTTTGAAATTGATTCAAACAAAATGTCTCCATATAGACCGGATTCAGTGGAAACGATTGGTGATTGAGCTTCATTAATAAACTCTGAGAATTTTTTAATCATCTTTAATCTAAGTTTTTATTGATTATAGTATATTTATGGAATTTTTTTGTTACATTTATAAAAGAGGATACTCTCTATAATTATATATGTGAAATTAAAATGAAAATAATTGTTCCCATAGGAATTTCAGGTTCAGGTAAATCAAAATTGTACAAAGATGAATATAGTAACATGACTATAATCTCACCTGACCTAATTAGATATGAATTAACAAATGACATATCTAATCAAAGTAAAAATAAAGAAGTATTTGAAATTGTAAATCAACGTGTAGAAGATTGTGTAAAAAACAATGTTGATTTCTTTTATGATGCTACAAATGTAAACACAAAATACAGAAAGTCATTTGTAGATAAATTCAAAGGAAATAAAGATGTTGAAATTACATATGTTGTTTTACCTGCTGATGTAAAAGTTTCATACGAAAGAATTCGTAATGACATAAAGAATAATGTTAATCGTTCTGATGTTCCTTATGATGTCATTCAAATTCAATATGGACTATATAAAGAAAGTCTAAAACATAAATTTGAGAACGAAAATGTTCACACTGTTTTATATATGTAAATATGTTTAAGTTAGAAATCACAGAACCTGACAAACTATTTTTTACGTCAGATACACATTTTGGTCATTTCAATATTAGTAAGTATTGTAATAGACCTTTTACTTCTCGGTCAAACATGGATAAAAGTTTGATTGAGAACTGGAATAGTGTGGTTCCTTCTGATGGTATTGTTATTCACTGTGGTGATTTCATGTTACCGAGTCATTATGGAACAACCGAATACATGAAGTATATGTCTAAACTTAACGGTAAAATATATCTACTACGTGGAAACCATGATAGAATTGAACTAACATCAAAACCTGTGGGTTATTTTGCTAAGTTAGGTGATATAATACAGACACCAAAACTAATGTCTGTAATGGATATAATGGAGATTGATGTTGAAGATAACTCAATTATGGCTTGTCATTATCCTATGTTATCTTATCCCTCCAATTATCAAGTGTTCGGTCATATTCACACATTATCTGATGGTCTTTGTCATGGTCTTGATTGTGAACTAAACCAAAAAATTAGAAGTACACAATATGATGTAGGTGTTGACCAAAATGGATATAAACCTATTTCTTATCGTGAACTGATGAACATATTTAGTGAAAAACAAAAAGGAGATGAAAATGAAAGATGAAATTAAACCGGATTTGATACTATGTTCATGTAACTCAGCTGACCATTTATATATTGTAAGATATGATGAAGGTGATGAGAACTGGGGTAAAAATGTATATATCGAACCACATCTTCAAACTGGTGGTTTTTTTGAAAGACTAAAAATTGGTTTGAAATATATCTTTGGTTGGAAATGTCGATATGGTGATTTTGATGAAATTATTATTGATGAGGACAACTACCACACATTCAAGAAAATAGTGGATTTTTTTGAAAAAGATGAAAAATAATTGTTTTACCTGTAAGTTAGCATCTAGTTGTAAATATACTTGGAAATGTTATGATGACCCGGATAACTTTGGTGACTGTCCATTTTATGTAAAGAAGAAATGAATGATTCTGATAGAGTTGAAATAAGACCTGATAATTTTATGATTACTGTAAATGGTAATAAGGTTGATGTTTATTGTCAAATAGTCAGGTCAGTTAATTATATAAATGTAGATATTGAAAATGATGAAGAATCTGAAAGAATATCAATTAAGTAAAAAATTCCCTTTCTTTTGTGGAATTTTTGGACTGGGTATGCTATTTAGTAATATATCTATCCTCTTAGTAATGATTTTTGTAAGTTTGTATCTACTCGAAATCATTACTTGGTCATGGTGGTTGATTTTCCTCCCATTGTATTATTTTATCCCATTAGCTTTTGTTGGCTTACTATTTGATATTATTTACAATTTTTTGAGGAAATCGAAGAAATAATTTGTTATCTTTAAGGTAGTAAATAGTTAGAAATTAATTAAAGATATATAGAGATGAATATTTCAAAGTCGAAAAATTTTAAGGAAGAATACTGTGCTACCATTGTACAGATTGGAGAAACTTCCCCTATTCCCGGAAAAGACCGTATTGTTCAAACTTTGGTTAATGGTCTTTCTATTGTGATTGGTAAAGATGAATTTAAGACTGGTGATGTGGCCGTTTACTGTGCTAATGAAACTGTCCTTCATGAACTTTTCCTTCATCTAAATTCAATGTATGATGAACGAGAACTAAATGCCGACAAACTTCACAGAGGTTACATCAATCACTATGGTCGTATCCGTTGTATCAGACTTGGTGGTGTACCTTCTTATGGTATCATTCTTTCACCTCAGAACTTTGCCACTTTCTTGAATGAACCTGTTGAAGAAATCAAAGAGTTCCTTAACAAACATATTGGTGAGGACTTTGATGAAATTAATGGTGAGAGATTTGTGAAAGTGTATATCCCACCCACAAAAGCTGTTAGAAATGATGGTCGGTCACGAAACGAAAAACGAAATGACAAACTCAAAAGATTCAAAATGTTGATTGAGGGTAGTTTCCGTTTCCACTATGACACAGGTCAGTTAAACAAACACATTGGAGAATTTAATCCTGATGATGTTGTGGATATTTCAACTAAGATTCATGGAACAAGTATCTGTGCGGGTAGAATTTTGACTAATGTACCAACAAATATCTTCAAACGTTTGTGGCGTCGTTATATTACCCATGCTGAATCTGAATATGACCAAAAGTACAATCTGGTTTATTCGTCTCGTACGGTAATTAAAAACCAGTACATCAATAAGAATCAAGGTCTTGGTTACTATTCTGATGATATTTGGGGTTACTGGGCTAAGAAACTTGAAACCCTTATTCCTGATAACTACTGTATCTATGGTGAAATCGTAGGTTTTACACCCAAAGGTTCATCTATTCAAAAAGGTTATGACTATGGTTGTGTTCAAGGTCAGTCTAAACTTATGATTTATCGTGTGACCTTCTGTGATGCTGAACTTGAAATTGAAGATGTAATTGCCTTTGGTCGATTACTGAAACAAACTCTTGGTGATGAACTTATTGATTTCCCGTTGATGTATCATGGAACTTTGTATGACCTCTATCCTGAAATTCCTATTGATGAACATTGGCATGAAAATGTTCTGGAAGCTCTAAAAACCGAAAAGAGATTCCACATGGAGGAAAATGAGGAACTATGTAATAATAAAGTTCCACGAGAAGGTTTCGTAATCAGAAAATACAAGGATCCCATAAAGGAAGCTTGGAAACTGAAATGTGATGCGTTCAAATTTGCGGAAGCTAAACAAATTGACGCTGGTGAAGTTGACATTGAAATTACTGAAACCAACTATGAAGGAGAACAAAACAATGAATAAATCAGTTTGTTTCACTTGTAACCACTATGATGGTGCAAAGTGTGGTCTAACATCAGGTAAGTTATATAACATTAACCTATATGGTAGTGAACTTGAAACTGCGGAACATGATTGTCCTGAGTATGAGGAAACAATATATGACTTAACTCCAAAAGGTGTTCTTTATGTGACATTACTTGACCAAGGTATCGAAATTCCTGTTGATAAATTTGATGACCTATGGGAGAGTTTTGAAAGAAGCTTAGTGAAACGAGGACTACTAAAAATCGAAGAATAATAGTGAAAAGGATCATTGGATTTATGTTCAATGATCCTTTAATGTTCATTATTTTTGAACATACTTAAAAAATGAACAAAAAAATTTGGTAGTTTCAAAAAAATCTTGTAACTTTGTATTGTAATTAAAAAATAAATAAATGAAACAAGAATTCACCATAAGACAAAAAACTAAAAAAGAAGAACTCCTTGACCAAAAATACATGACTATGGCTTATGTTTGGTCAGAAAATTCATATGCCAAACGTCGTAAGGTAGGTGCCCTGATTGTCAAAGATAAAATGATTATCAGTGATGGTTATAATGGTACACCTTCCGGGTTTGAAAATTGTTGTGAAGATGAAAATGGAGTAACAAAACCATATGTACTCCATGCAGAGGCCAATGCAATAACTAAGTTGGCTAAGTCATCACAATCATCAGTTGGTGCTACTCTATATGTTACCACCAGTCCTTGTATAGAATGTTCAAAACTAATTATCCAAGCAGGTATTAAACGTGTGGTATATTGTGAAGAATACCGTATAACTGATGGTCTTGATATTCTGGAACGAGCTGGAATATCTGTTGAAAAATTAGACTATAAAAAAGAAGACTTCCTTAAATAATAGTTTTTGCTGTTATGAAAATAGAAAAATTTAAAGAAATCACATCTTACATCTCTGAAATCATTAAAGGTACAGAGTTTGAGAACCATGTATTTGCAGTAGGTGGTTCAGTGAGAGATTATGTGATGGGTAAGGATATAAAAGATATAGATTTAGTTATCAATCTCCCACAAGGAGGAACTAAATTCGCTCAGTATTGTAAGGACAACAATCTAACACATACTGTAGTCATCTATGAAACCTATGGGACCGCAATGTTTAAGTTCTATAAGTATCCGGATGAGGAAATTGAATGTGTGATGACTCGTGCTGAGAAATACAGTAAAGGTAGTCGAAACCCTGTCACTAAGTATGCTTCCCTAAAAACAGATGCATTTAGACGTGACTTTACCATCAATGCCCTATATTATAATGTGTCAACAGGTAGAGTAAAGGATGTAACTAAGATGGGATTGGATGACATTAAGAACAAAATCATTAGATGTCCTTTGGAAGATGTAAACACTACTTTCAATGATGATCCACTTCGTATTATGAGATGTATTCGTATGGCCACTGTCCTTGGTTTTGATATTGATAAGAAAACATATGAAGGTCTAATCGAAAATAGATATGGTCTTAATATCATTTCAAGAGAGAGAATACGTGATGAGTTCTCTAAAATCCTCGTGTCAAAAAATCCTGTCTATGGTGTTAGAACTTTATGTGAAACCAAAGTAATGGATTTCGTCGATAACACATTTAGACACATGATGGGTATGGAACAAAACGAATATCATTTTGGTGACGTTTATGAACACACAATGGCCGTTCTTGAATACTACCAGAACCATTATGAACCTGACCTAATCAATGCGTTGGCTTGTATTTGTCATGATTATGGAAAAATTGAAACCCAAATTCGTAAAGATAATAAAGTACATTTTTATGAACATGAGGTTTATTCCGTAAAGTATGCCCAGAAAATGTTATACAACCTCAAATTTGATAATAAAACTGTCAAAAAAGTATCTTGGTTGGTAAGAAATCACATGAGAACTAAGAACTTTGGAAATGACTGTTGTAAGATGAAAGAAAAGTCATTTAATAAGTTAGTTTATGAATGTGGTACGACCGAAATGTATATCAGACTGTGTAAACTTATCGAATGTGATAATATGTCCCATGCTCCTGAACACAATGTAACAGGTCAATTCGATTACTTCATGAAACATATTAATAATCCTATGTTTGGATATAAATTACCTATTAGTGGAGATGATATCATGTATAGTTTGGAGTTAGAACCATGTAAAGAAGTTCAGGAGATTAAGGATAAACTATTAAAACAAGCTTTCGCACGACCGACGATAACAGAAACTGAATGTTATAGACAACTTCCCAGTCTTTTGAAACAAGTAAAAAATGAAAAAAAGATGAAGAAATCCAAATAATCTAAGTATTTTTGTTATATTTAATATGTAGTTTAATTCAGATATGTCTAAAAAGAAATGGACTGATGAACAATTTGTCAAAGCAGTCACTGAAAATAATTCTATTGCAGGTGTTATCAAAACATTGGGTTTAATTCCTGCTGGTGGTAATTATGAAACTGTGACTAAAAAGATAAAAGAGTTAAATTTAGACATTTCACATTTTACAGGACAAGGTTGGAATGTTGGACTAAAATTCAAGCCAATAGAAACCAAACCTCTATCTGAAATATTAGTTGATGGATGTTATTACAATTCATATAAACTAAAAAATAGACTTATACGAGAAGGTTTAAAAAATTGTAAATGTGAGAGGTGTGGTAGGACAACATGGGAAAATGAAACAATCCCATTAGAACTACACCACATAAATGGTAATCGAAGTGACAATAGATTAGATAATTTACAAGTATTATGTCCAAATTGTCATGCTCTTACAGATAATTATAGAGGTAAAAACAAAAAGGTAAATTAACCTTCTACATAAATATAAGGATGCCAGCATGGTGGAATGGTAGACACGAGGGACTTAAAATCCCTTGGCAATTGTGCTGTCTGGGTTCGAGTCCCAGTGCTGGTACTAAATTAATATAGGAGGTATCTTTTATAAGGTATCTCCTTTTACTTTTTTAATCAAATTATATTATGACAGATAAAGAATTATATGATGAGGCGAAGGAAGCCTACTATAATGGAGAACCCATTATGACTGACTTGGAGTTTGACAGGTTAGAGTCTCAACTCAACTTGGAAAACAAAGGTTATATTGGTACACATCACCAAAAGTCATACACAGTAAAACATCCTTTCATCATGGGTTCACTTTCCAAAATTCAGATTAAAGAAGATGAAAATGGAAAGGTGGACTTTAAGAAGTATGCTGATGAAGTGAAGAAGTATCTGGACAAATCTAAAAATGTCAAGTCATCTTCTTGGGGATTTCAAACAACACCTAAACTTGATGGATGTTCATTTGAGGTAGTCATAGATAATAAAGGTAAACTGGTGTCTGTTTCTACTCGTGGTGATGGTGAATATGGTAAAGACATTAAAGTGTGGTTTGAACAGGAATGGAAACGAAACTTTATTGATGGTGTATATGAGTGGATTGATACTTGTGTTAATGATGATGAGTATAATCTACTTCCAGAATATTTCGTTGTTCGTGGAGAATGTTTAATCATGAAAAGCTTGTTTGAGGAAAAATATTCAGACAAGTTCACCATGCCCCGTAGTTTTGTCGCTGGTTTACTTGGACAGGATTGGGAAGGAACTCCTGAACAGATAGAGATGAGGAATGACTTATCTTGGGTATGTTATGATTTTCGTGAAGTATATTCTGATGGTCTTATCATGGAAGTACCTTATCAAACTCAATTTACACCGGGTGAACAAGTAAGTCCGATGAATTTTGGTTATGATGACTTAAATGACTTTGATGAGATATATGATTATTATGATGATTTCAGAGAAAGGACTCAGTGGCCTCTTGATGGATTTGTCATTAAACCTAACTGTCAAAATCGTTTAGGTGATTATACTCGTGCCCGTCAAGAAGATTGTGTTGCTATCAAATTCAAACCGGAAATTGTTGAAACTAAAGTTAAATCTATTGAATGGAATGTAGGTAAAACTGGTGAGTATTATCCTGTTGGTATTTGTGAAGATGTTATACTTGGTGGTAAAAAAGTAAATCGAGTATCCCTTCATAATCTTGACTATCTAAAAAGTAATCATGTTGGTATTGGTTCATCTATCCGTATTTCATTAGCTGGTGATATTATTCCCTTCTGTTATGAGATATTGACACACTCTGATGAATATGACCTACCTAAAAGTGGTACATGGATTAAAACTGATGAAAAGTCCGGTTGTGAACATCTAATGAAAGAAATGACAGACCAAGATGAACTATATATTAAGTTTATCAATTCAGTAAAGGTCTTGAAAATTGATGGTATTGGTGAAAAGGTAGCTTCTAAATTGTTTGAGATTAAGAACACTGATAACATTATTCAATTAATGGATGATGAATCACTTAATCTTATTGAACAGGAATTAGGTCAAAGTAAATCCACCTCCAATATAATCAATGGACTGAAAGAACGTCGAACAAAATTAACTATGAATGAGATAATTGAATCACTTGGTTTTGATAACTGTGGTCCGAAGAACTCACTTTGGTTAGCTAAGAAATTGTCAGGAATTGATGTATCTTATGATGGTATTCCAAATTCTATTGTTGATATTATTCTATACGACGTGAGATTGGATGATGTTAAGGTATATATGAAACGATTTAATGTCCCATATTTGACTGAAACAAAGGAAAATAAAATTCCTATTATCATGACAGGTGAACCCAGTAATACATCATATAAGACCAAGAAATTGTGGTTGCAGGCTCATCCTCAATATGTAGAAACAACATCATGGAAAGAGGTTAAGATTTTGTTCACTAATGACTTGGAAGGTTCATCAAGTAAAATGACGAAAGCTAAGAAAAATAATGTTGAAATTAAATTATACGAAGATTAATGGAAGATATAGAATACAAGACATATGAAGCGATTGCACCTATCCCTTCTCTAAAAATAAAAACAGGTGATAAAATAGTGTTCTCAAATGATGGAATAGTTAATACTACAAATGGTGGTATTGAACTTCCCCCTTGTCTGGATTTTAGTAATAAGGACTATTTTAAGTTAGTCTCACCTTGGATACCTGAATACAAAGAGGGACAATTTATTACTGTTAGATATAATGGTAAAGATATTCTAAATGATGGTGTTATCGTGTCTGATGAACCAAATAAACTCATTGTAAGGTGGAAAAACCAAAGAGAACCTAATGAATCTTTTACCATCAATAAACTAAATAAACGAGAATATAAAAAGTATGAAATCATTCCCATATCATACTACTACTTTATTTCATCTGATGGTGGAATTCATATGGAAAAATTTGGTAGAGATGTAAAGAAAGATGCAGTCAGGGAATTTATGGGAAATATGTTTTATGACTATGACCATTGTAAAGTAGCCAAAGAAAAACTAATTAAATTCATGCAGAAACTTGATCATGGAGAAAAAGAGTGATTT